TAAAATAATGCTATAATAGCACTATTCCAATCTACTAGCAAGGAGATATAATGGCAACAAGAATGCAACAGCGCAGAGGAACTGCAGCGCAGTGGATTTCTGTAAATAATGGTAGCGGGCCTATCCTAGCTGCTGGTGAAATTGGATTTGAATCCGATACAAATAAGTTTAAGATCGGTGATGGTGTTAATCACTGGGTAGATCTAACATATTTTACTGATGCAGCATCTGCAATTGACAGCCTTGTAGATGGAGCTCCAGATCTTCTAAATACATTAAATGAATTAGCAGCAGCACTTGGAGATGATCCAGATTTCATAAATACAGTTGCAACTAATCTATCTGATCATACATCATCAACAACTAACGTACATGGAATTGAAGATACAGCTCAACTTGCAACTATTTCATATGTTGATGGTGCTGTAGCAGGTGCAGCAGTTAATGAATCAGAACTAGCTGGATATGGACTATCTTGGAATTTAGGTACATCTCAATTTGATGTTGATGGAAGCGTTTTTGCAAAGGTCAGCGATGTTGCAGATGTATATGCTCCAAAAGATTCACCAACGTTTATAAATCTTGTAACAGCAGCAGATCTTCAGGCAGACTCTATTGGAGTTAACAATAATCTTACAGCAAATAACGTAATCATTGAAGGAAATCTTACAGTTGCAGGTACACAGTCGATTGTAAATTCAACCAATTTATCAATCACAGATAATATCATTTATCTTAATGAAGCAGTTACAAAACCAATTACTGCAGCAGTTGGAAATGGCACATCCGTAACATATACTATCGATAATGCGGATTCACTATTTGTTGCTGGCAATATTGCAGTCGTAACAGGAATTACTCCATCTGGACTAAATACAGATTGGTCAGAAATTTTATCTGTTACAGAAACAAGCTTTACACTTGCAAATACATCAACCGCAACATACACATCTGGAGGATCAGCTGAATCAAAGGCTGCTCTTAATCCAGATCTTGGATTTGTTGGTGGATATAAGGATGGAAGTGGTTATGCTCACGCAGGATTTGTTAAAGACTCATCAAGCGGAACTTGGAAAATTTTTGAGGGCGTAGTTCCAGAACCATCAGGATCAATTGATTTTACAACATACACAAAGGGAAATTTGGAAGTTGGACAAATTGAAGCAACCTCAGCTATTATCGGAAATGTAGATAACGGCGAACTTCAAACACTAAATGGAATTAATAAGGCTTACACTATTCAAGAACAATTTGATACAAAGGCTCCATCAGTAGATGCAACTCTTGAAAATCCTACTATTACAGTTACAGATGGAAATCATGTAATTAATCCATTTGAACTAGGAACACTTGCAGGAATTACTGGCAATATTCAGGATCAGTTAGACCTCAAGGCAGTAGCAACAGATGTAGAGTCAGCACTAGCATTAAAGGTTAATCTTTCAGATCTTGCATCAAAGGCGGATGTTTCAGATTTTAATGCCCATACCGCACAGTCTCTCAATGTTCACGGTATTGCAGATACATCAGCATTAGTAACAACAGATATACTTCAAGAACAAAATACAGATATTTGGAATGCTCTTGGAACAAAAGCGTCTACAGATGCCCCAACCTTTACTGGAAGCGTAGTTTTGCCTTCAACAACATCAATCGGTGATGTTTCAGGAACAGAACTTTCATATGTAAATGGTGTAACCTCTGCAATTCAAACACAACTTGATGATAAGGCTCTCGATGCAGACCTATCATCTCACACATCTTCAAGCACAAATGTTCACGGAATTGCAGACACTGCAGCACTTGCTACTAAGACATACGTAGATAATGCTGGTAGTGCACTACAAACAAATATTGATGCAAAGGCACCAATTGCTTCACCAACCTTTACTGGGACAGTTTCTGGTATTACAAAGAGCATGGTTGGTCTTGGCAACGTTGACAATACAGCAGATGCCGATAAGCCAGTCTCAACTGCTACACAAACAGCACTTGATGCAAAGGCTTCGCTTTCAGGAGCAACATTTACAGGTGCTGTTTCAGGTACAAGTCTTACACTTTCAGGCAATTTGACTGTTAATGGAACAACAACTACAGTTTCTTCACAAAATCTTGAAGTCACTGACCCACTTATCTATATCGGAACTGGTAATTCAGCAAATTCTAAGGATCTTGGTATTGTTGGTCACTTTAGTGATGGAACATATCAGCACACAGGTTTAACCCGTGATGCTTCTGATGGAAAGTGGAAGTTGTTCTCTGGAGTAACTACAGAGCCTTCAGATACAATCGATTTTACTACATGGACAAAGGATACACTTGTTTTAGGTTCTCTTGAAGCTACAACTGTAACTCCATCATCTGGAATTGTTTTCTCAGATGGAACACAGACACTAGCTGGAACACCATCCTTAACTCCAATCAACACACCAACTGCATCCATTACACTTGGATCTTCATATGTTAAGGATTCTTTTGTAAGAATGAATGTTGGTTCTGCAAACACAATTACAATTGCACCAGATTCAACATATAGCTATCCAGTCGGAGCTTCATTAGATTTCCAGCAAATCGGTGCAGGACAAACAAGTTTCGTAGCTGGATCTGGAGTAACCTTCCAGGCAGCTTCAGTTAATGGAACAATGGCATTAAAGTTCAGAGGACAGTTCTCTGTAGCTACCGCACTAAAGGTGGCAGCAAATACATGGGCTATCTTCGGAGACCTAACTAACTAAGAGTGAAAGGTATATAAAATACTATGGCAAAATTACAGGGTAGATTTAGTGATGGTCAGGACTCAACAATTCCGCCATTGGCAGTAACTGGAGTAACAGTTACAGATGTTGGAACTGCAAGACCTTATTTAGCAACAGCAAACACCACATCTGCAGCTTCGGCTGCAGGTACTGGTGGATCTGTTACAATATCATGGGCGGTTCCTTCAACATCAACTGCTGCTACATCTTACGATATTACAACAACACCATCTACATATACAGCAAATGTTGCAGCACCAGCTACATCCTATACCTTTCAGGGATTAGCATCTGGTGTTTCATATACATTTACGATAACTCCTAAAAATACATTTGGTAGCGGAGTAGCAACAGTTTCTGGTTCTGTAACTGCTACAACAGTTCCACAGGCTCCACAATCACCATCTGCTACTGCAGCTGTTAATTCAGATGTAATATCTTGGACAGCACCAGCAAATGGTGGAAAAGCTATTTCAAACTATTATGTAGTTGGATCAGATGGCACGTCTGGAAATACAACATCTACAAGCATTACAATTAACGATACTGCAAACACATCGCAATATTACAATGTATATGCGGATAATGCTAATGGAAGATCTCTAGTTTCAGCAAATACAAATACTGTAACTACATTGCCACCATTCTTCCCACCATTCTTCCCACCAGGGTTCTTTGCACCTCCAGGGTTCTTCGCACCTCCAGGGTTCTTTGCACCTCCAGGATTCTTTGCACCACCTGTATTCTTCGCACCACCTGTATTCTTCGCACCACCAGGATTCTTTGCACCTCCAGTGTTCTTTGCACCTCCAGTGTTCTTTGCACCTCCAGGGTTCTTCGCACCACCTCTATTCTGTATTGATGAGGATACTCCAATTGCAATTCTTCTTGACAATAACACAATTGCCTGGAAGAAAGCAAAAGATATGGTAATTGGAGACAAGGTTTTATCTGTAAAAGTTCCAGGACTTGAAGATGAATTTGCCTTTGATCCATATACATGGCAAAACTCTTCAATTGAAGGAATTGCAGATGCAGAAGCTTCAATTACAAACATTATTGAGCACGTTAAGGATGTAACCATGATCGTTAACGGTGATAGCAATAAGAGATTCTCTCTTGAACAAACAGTTCTTACTAAGAAAAATGATGTATATTTCTTTGGAACAACTGGTGCTTTGGAAATTGGAGATGTCCTTGTTGAAAGACAAGAAGACGGAACATTCTCTGAAGTTGTTATCAACGACATTACACTAATTGATGAAAAGCGTAGAGTCTTTGAATTTGATGCTTCTCCAAATGACCTTCTTATTGCTGGCAGCCTTGTTGTTCACAATAAAAAGGGTTTTGCGTAAATGATTTATCATTTACATATACCAAGAACATCAGGAATATACGTTAAGCAAAATGTTTTACCCCATCTAATATCTGGTGGGGTATCACATTTTATATCCAATAGAACTAAAATAGAACCAGATGTACTAAGAAATAGCAAGGTTGTTGGTGGTCATTTTGGAATCATGCCACTTAAGTATATGAGTAATCCAGATGTATTTTGTATTGTTAGAAATCCAGTAGACCGTTTTATTAGTTATTTTAAATATACTACAGGATTAGTAAGAATGGGTGAAGAAGCAGAAAGAAGATTAGATGACTGGCTTTATGGACCACAGTCTGATGTTCAATCTAATGTTCAGTCAAAATTTTTAACTGGAAGCACTAATATTGAAAAATTTAATGATAATCATAAATATTTTCAAGATGCAATAATGAATAACTGGTATATAGAGGATTATTCATTGGATATAGATAAAGTGCTTGAAAATGTTGATAAATTTTATTGCTATTCATTAGATAATCATAATATTTTTATTGAAGATTTTAACAAAGCCTTAATTAAACATTTTGGATTTTCTACATTTAAGTATACAGACAAATCTAACATGTCTCCTAATATAGGCATTGAGCTTACAAAAGAGCAAAAAAATAGAGTGCTAGAATTGAATCATATAGATTTAGGGGTATATGAGTATGTACAAAAGAGTAAAAAAAGATACTAAATGGACCATACAAGATCTGGGATCTTTTAATATTGATGCTATTAAGCAAGAAGTATCTACTTATTCTGATGAATGGTTTTTAAATACATCAAGGCAAGAAAAAGGTACAACCCATATGAATACCTTTATGTTTAGGCTATTTGAAACAGATTATGAGTGGATTCCAGGAACACCAATTCAAACAGATTATATAAATACTTTTAAAACAAAGTTAGCTCAGAATCAAGCTCAAAAAATCTTTGATTTTTTAGAAAAATATTATAGTGGCAAAGTAATTAGATGTGAAATTATTAAGCTAAAAGCCAACTCAGAAGTATACAAGCATACTGATGGAGGAGCATTACTTCATTACTCAAGAAGAGTTCATATACCGTTAATTACTCACGAGCACGTTACATTTACAGTTATGGATAATACTATTCATATGAAAGAAGGTATAGGGTATGAGATTAATAATCAGTTGCCACATTCAGTTTTAAACGGAAGCGATATAGACAGAATCCATATGATCGTTGATATTCTTCCAGATGAAATGTTGACTTACAATGGATGACATGATATAATATAAAGGTGGATAGGGGTATTCAATGATTAATCAAGAAAATAAAAACTGGACAAATGCAGAAGAGCTTTTCCCTGGTGTTTGGGTTTATAGAAATGTATTTACTAAAGATTTAGATATTATCAATAGACTAGATGAAATTGGTATTTCTGCAGAAAAAGATGATGCAAAATCTTTTAAGTGGACCTTTGGTTTTGTTGGATATGCAGATAAGAGACCAGATTATCGTGATTGTCATGATATCAAAGTAACAGATATAAAGTATCCTAGAAATAATACTGAAGTACTTGTAGATTCTTTATGGAAAGATCTAAAGAGAGCACAGGATGGTCCAGTTTCAGACTATTGCACTAGATATTCTGTCAGAATGGATTATTGGGAAGTAATGAATTGTATAAGATATATACCAGGACAGCATTTCCAAGAACATGCTGATGATGGATTTTCTTATAGTGCTACCGTTTCTTTGGTAGGGTATCCAAATGATGATTATACAGGTGGTGGCTTAAAGTTTCCTAAGTTAGGATTAGAAATTAAGCCTCAAGCTGGAGATCTATACATTTTCCCATCTACGTTTTTATTTTCTCATATAGCTTTGCCAGTAGAAACTGGAACTAAGTACTCAGTTGTTACCATGCTTGATTATAATGATCATGCTCATAATGATGAGTTTATGCAGATGAGACAACGCTGGGTACAAAATCAATCATCGCAAAGCATGTAACGATATGTATGAAATAAAAGCTTATAGGGTACAAGCAGGTTTTGCAAATATTGCTCCATTATCAATTAATAGAGATTGGATGGATGAAACCTATAACGCTCATGCTTATCACTGTTTTCCAGTAAGTCTGGCAAACAAATTAGGCTGGGAAGTATCATTTCCAGAAGACATAGTCTTTACTTGGGATGGAATATCTGATTCTACCTCAGATCATGTAAAGATAATATCTGGTGAAAAATATGCATACACTGGAAGAGCAAATGCAACAATAAGCTTTCACACAGGTATAAAGTTTGAGACACCTAAAAATGTAACACTTTTAACTATGCCAGTTCCAAACCACTTTAATGATAATTTTCAAACATTTACAACCTTAATGAGCACATCCTGGTATGACGGAGAGCTTCCAATTGCTTGTAGAATATTAAAGCCAAAAACTGAAATTATTATTAAAGCAAATACGCCAATAGCTGCTATTTTGCCAATTGATTTAGAAATAATTCAAGACTCGTCTATTAATTTTGATTCAGCATCAAATATGAAAAGAAGCAAAGTAGACATGAATGACTATTCTAATACTATTTTTGAAATAAATAAGCTAGGCAAATGGGCAGACTTTTACAGAAATGCCGTAGATCATAAAAATAATAAACTTGGAGACCACCAGGTCAAAAAAATTAACTTAAATGTAATAAACGATTTATAAAATATGATATCATATAATTGGAGGCAAAAATGAGCGATATGGGAAATTCTAGAACCATTGTCAGACATGCAGAAAAAATTTGGGAAATAGATGGCGCATGTCTACAAGCTGATAATTTGCTACAATCACTTAAATCATATTTTTGGCAACCATATACAAATCTAAATGGTGGCAGCACCATTGTTGGCAATAGCGCCTACGTTTCATCAGAAGACAAAGAACATGAAGAAATTTTAGATGTGTTTAGAGATTCTTTACAAGACTATATATCTGAATTATCGCTTTCAATCTCTGTAGATCATATTGATCTGGGTGGAATACCTATTAGAGAATACTGTGAGGGATCAGAAATGTCATCTCATAACGATGGTTATGGCTTTGTTAGTGAAAATGGGGTTAATGTAAAACCATACATAACTTTATTGCTTTATTTTAATGATAACTATCAGGGCGGAGAAATATATTTTCCAGATCACTCAGTTTCAATTAAGCCAAAGGCAGGATCAGTTGTTATTTTCCCTAGCAATTTTAATCATGGAGTTAAATTAGTAAGCAGTGGAAGTAGATACCTAACGTCTGTCTATGTATATGAAAAGCCTTTTAGTTCTTATGAAATTACACCATATGTTGTTAAGGAGTCAGAATGAACGAAACAAGTAATGCATGGAATAAGAATAACGCACCAAAGTCCATAACTCCATCAGGGTTCTTTGGTAATTCTGAAGACAATATTGTAGAGCTTGAAAACTTCTTAACAGAAGAAGAGCAGCAAAGACTTATGAGTTTTGCACTTAATAATAAAATTTGGGATGTAACAGAAACACATATAGATGAAGATGGACTAGTTTTGTATGATCATAATATTTGGGCAGATAGAGTTTGTACATACAACTCATTGATGGCTTCAGACCCATCAATTCTAGAACTTATATACAGCATGATTAATAGATTAAAAATAGAAGTAGATAAATTTTTTAATGTCGATGCAAAAGAAACTGGACCAGCAATTGTAAAATGGCCAGTTGGTGCAAGGCAAGAACCGCATGCAGATAAAGAGTTTTGGGTAGGAGAAGAGACTGGAAGACCAAATGATTTTCCTTGGTATGACATAGCGTCCTTATTTTATTTTAATGATGATTACGAGGGAGGAGAGCTTTATTTCCCTCAACATGGCATTGAGTTTAAGCCAAAACCAAGATCTGCCTACTTCTTCCCTGGTGATAGACATTATGCCCACGGGGTAAGACCAATTAAGTCAGGAAATAGATTTACTTCTCCATTTTTTTGGACAATTAAAAGACATACAGGAGAAAAGCAACCTCCACAAGATTATATTGGTGGATTTGATAATCCAGAATATAAGAAGATATTCGAACAGAAAGAGAATCAATAATGCATAGTTTAAACCTTAGAGATGATATAGATGCACTAGACTGGGAAGAACTTTATCCAGGAGTTATCGTTTATCGAAACATGTTAAGCAATCCAGATAAGGCATATGAAATTATGATGCGTTCTGAAGAATCTAGTGCTGGAAAATACTTCTTTAAGACCTGGGATCCTTGGGCACATTTTGGAACATATACGCAAGCAAAGTTTGGAACTGAGTTAGCTCAAGCTGAACTTGGTCCAATTTTCGAAGAAGAGAAATCTCTGTATGAGGAAATTGCTATATCTTATGATAAGGCAATATCTCATTACTTTAAGCACACAGGAATTGAGATTCCAGAGGGTGCTAGATATAGTGGCCAGTCTTGGTGTAAGTATTTCAATAAAATTGATAATTTAAAAAATAATATGACAATGCAATATCATACTGACTATATTATTTCTCAAAGAGACATGCCTGGAGAAAAATTCCATACCACATGTACTTTTTATATTAATGATAATTATAATGGTGGAGATATTGAATTTTATATTAATGGAGACATTGTAAATCATAAGCCAAAGGCAGGAGACCTTGTTGTATTTCCTTCAGGAGCACCATTCTTCCATGGCGTTAAAACCATTCCAGATGGAAATAAATTCTTTATTAGAAACTTTGTTATGTTTGATTACGATGGAAGCGCTGAATGGCTAGCTAACCAAAAGAAGCATGGTGCATATCGATGGGCAAAGATGGAAGAAGAAAGAATTGACTATGAAGATAAGCGCAATATGGTATATCTAAAAGATCAAAAGATTATTCCTTACGAGCAGATGCATGCTGAAAAGATGGAAAGAGAATCAAATGAAGCTAAATAAAATATCTGAGGATATTCATATTTATGATGATTTTTTGACACCAGAAGAATCAGAAAAAACTTTAAACATGATTTTAGCTTATGCTGAAAGAGATCCAGATTACTGGAAGCCAATATCTTTCTACGAATCATACTCTGCTGGATACCCAGAAGATAATGACCCTATTTTAGAGCAATTTGGCTTACCTAGTAATTGGATGTCTACAATGATGACTAGATATAGGGAAGCAGCAGCAAATGTCGCTGGGGTTTCTCCAGAGAAAATGTCTAGAATTAGTTTTCACGTACAGAGGTGGCTACCAGGAGCATTTGCTCCGCTACACTCAGACAATTCAGATAACAATGGAGTTATGGGTGCCTTTACTAGAAGTAGATATGCTGGCTTTATGTATTTGAACAGTGATTTTGAAGGTGGATTATTAAAGTTTAAAGCAAATTATGGAGAACAAGATATATCTATACAGCCTAAAGCTGGAATGTTTGCTATTTTTCATGGCGGACATAAAAATATGCATGAGGTGTCAGTAATTAAACATGGCGCTAGGTACACACTAGGTTCATTCTGGGATGACAGAGAAGAGTCTGATTATCCAGCAGATATTAGAGAAAAGTGGGCCAAGGAATTGGCAGAGGTTAGAGCTATGCAAAAAGATCAACAAAAAGACTGGGCAGATATCAGAGAAAGTGGATATAGAATTAGTCCAGAAGGAAATAAGTATCTTGCCGAAGAGGTTGAGTAATGAGTATGATGTCTAATAACCTTTCTCACATGGAAGGTAAAAAGCAATATACAATGTTTGATCTAGTTGCACCAAGTGCTAATATTTGGTATTGGGATAATGTTGTAAGCTGTCCTAATGAACTTGTTGATTTTATTGAAGAAATAGATTTAGTCGAAGAATCTTATCCAAGAATTAATAAGTGGCAGGAATGGACTGCAAGTAACGACAAAAATGTTTTATATGGATACTATAAGACCATTGTTCCAGAATCTAACAATATTCAAATTGACAATAAAAGAGTAGAGCAAAAAACCAGGTATATACGCAATAGCCTAAGTATGGCTTTAGAGATGTGCTTTGATCGATATACAAAAGGGCATGGATTAGACCCAAACAAATATGCTTTAGATCAAAACATTATCAATATAAAAAAATGGAATGTTGGTCAAAATATGGGTCCACACGCAGATGGACAGGATGGAAGTTATGGATTGGCCTTCACTATGGTCTTGTATTTAAATGACGACTATGAAGGCGGAGAAATTAATTTTCCAAACCACAACGTTATGATTAAGCCTAAAGCAGGTAGCTTAGTTATGTTTCCAGCCACTTCAGAGTTTATTCATGAGGTAAAACCAATCATATCTGGAATAAGATATACAGTGCCTTGTTCAGTATTGGTGGTATAATATTTTTATGAGGGAGGAACTATGAAGTTTTACGAAAGAGAAGACTGTATTACAATATCTCCATATGTAGATGCATATGGAACCCAAAGTGGAGTATTTCTTTTTAAAAATATTATTAAGCCAGAGCTTGTTGAAAAAATTGAGTCTGGCTTGAGGGGCACACAAAATGAAGTATATAAAGATACTTTAATCTCTTGGTATTCAGAAAAATTAACTCCAACAGTTGATGGGTTAATAGATGTTTGGGAACAAATTGGAGACATTATAGGCCCAGACTGGGTCATTCATCCACAAAATAATCTGCTATCTGTAAAGCCTGGTGACAACGGAATGTTTATTCACTCCGATAGTCCAGGTAAAGGAATGTGTAATCTATTGTCTCAAGTAGATGTATGGAGCACCTGCTGCGAATTAGACTATGGGGTAGTCGCATATTTTGGAGATTACGAAGGTGGAGAAATCTTCTATCCAAACATTAATCCAGACGGCACTTTAAAAACTGAAGATAACAATGTTATTGGACAGTGTTTAGAGTTTAAGCCAGAAAGAGGAGATTTGGTTATCCATAGTGCTTTTGATCCATATGCTCATGGTGTTAGAGAAGTTACCTCTGGAATTAGATATGCTTTTTCTAATTTTTCTTTAAAGGCAATAGACAACCCTGGAACTTTTTACAATTATGGCACCCCAGAGTACTATGAGCAAATAGGAAATAAAGATCAAGAGCATATCGATAGATGGAAAATTCCACTAATTCCTAATCCTCAGTTTACAGAAGAAAAGATTAGAGAATATCAAAGTGCTGGCGTCGAAGGCGAAGAACTATCTGGAAAGTTTTTTAGGCACATTGATAAAGAAGAATTTAGAAAGCATTTAAAGAAACAAAATAAAGATTAATAGCTAGCACTATTAGTTTTAAATAGCTCTCTTGCTTTTATGTTTAACTAGATTGTTTAGATCTAAGTGCTTACTCTCATGTAAACCTTTAGATATAGTTTTTAAGCGTAGAATACTTTTAAAATTTATGATATACTTAACACTGCTTTACAAATTGTAAAGCTCTATTACTTTTTGAGAGGTTTAAAATGTCTGAAAGTGTTTTCTCTTTCCGTTTGTCTGAAGATTTTGTTAATAAGTATGCTGCAGTTGCAGCTCCATTTGGATTCCAGGATGCAGGGTCTAACTCCCTTGGAGAGATTACATTTATCAGAACTTATTCTCGTGTTAAGGATGATGGCACAAAGGAACGTTGGTACGAGGTGTGTCGTCGTGTAATTGAGGGTATGTACTCAGTTCAAAAGAACCACGCTAAAGATAACCGTCTACCTTGGAACGATAACAAGGCTCAGAAGTCTGCTCAAGAAGCATTTCAGAGAATGTTTGAGCTAAAGTGGACACCACCAGGACGAGGCCTATGGGCATTTGGTACTCCAATGACTATGGAGAAGCGTAACTCTGCCTCTCTTCAAAACTGTGCAATGGTATCTACTCGTGACATTGACCGCAATGATCCAGGTGCTCTATTTTCGTGGGTTATGGATGCTTTGATGCTTGGAATTGGTGTTGGCTTTGATACTCTTGGACAAGATAAGCAAATGCCTATTTTTGCTCCAACAGAGCCAGCTTCTGTTTATGATATTCCAGATACTCGTGAAGGATGGGTGGAATCTGTTCGTCTTTTGATTAACTCATTCCTTCGTCAAAATCAGCCTATTCAAGAGTTTAACTATGACCTTATCCGTCCAATGGGTGCCCCTATTAAGGGCTTTGGTGGCGTTGCTAGCGGTCCACAGCCATTGATTGACCTACACACACGCATTCGGTCTGTTGTAGGCTCTAGAGCGGGAGAGATGCTTGATAGCAGAGCAATTGTAGACATTATTAATTTAATTGGAACATGTGTTGTTTCTGGAAATGTTCGTAGATCAGCAACACTTGCTCTGGGAACTCCAGAAGATGATTCATTCATTAATCTTAAGAATCCAGAAGTTTTTCCAGATAGAAATTCATATGATCCGAAGAATCCAGGATGGGCTTGGATGAGTAATAACTCCATTGCTGCAAAAGTTGGAACTAAGTATGAAGATTATGTAGATTTAATTGCAGATAATGGAGAGCCAGGTTTTATTTGGCTTGATGTTGCACGTGATTATGGCCGTCTTGCAGATGCTCCTGATTACAAGGACACTCGCATTATGGGCTTCAACCCTTGTGCGGAGCAGCCATTGGAAAGTTACGAATTATGTACGCTTGTAGAGGTGCATTTAAATCGTCATGAATCCAAGGAGGACTTCCTCAAGACGTTGAAGTTTGCTTATCTTTATGGCAAGACTGTAACCCTTATGCCAACACATTGGCAGCAGACAAATGGTATCATGCAACGCAATCGTCGTATTGGAACATCTTTGACAGGTATCGCAGCATTTGCTGATGAGCATGGCCTTCCAACAACACGTGAGTGGATGGATGAAGGATATAATACAATTCGTAAGTATGACCATCAATATTCAGAATGGCTTTGTGTTCGTGAGTCAGTTCGTGTAACAACAGTTAAGCCTTCAGGGTCTGTCTCTCTTCTTTCTGGCGCAACTCCTGGAGTTCACTGGGGGCCAGGTGGAGAGTTTTATCTTCGTGCTATTCGATTTGGAAATCAAGATCCAATGCTTCACTTGTTTAAAGCAGCGGGGTATAAGATTGAAGAAGATCTAGTATCAGCAAATACTCAGGTAGTATATTTCCCAGTAGCATCAGGACATAAGCGTTCTGAGAAGCAGGTTAGCCTATTTGAAAAGATTGGTTTGGCAGCAACAGCTCAGAAGTATTGGTCAGATAATGGTGTTTCTGTAACTCTTTCATTTGACAAAGATGAAGAGAAGAAGTTCGTTGCACCCGCACTCAATATGTATGAGGGTCAGCTTAAGGCAGTGTCTTTCCTACCAATGGGTAATAAAACTTATCCACAGCAACCATATACAGAAATCACAAAGGATGAATACGAGGCATACCTTGGTAAGATCAAGAAGATTGATTGGTCTGCTATATATGATGGAGTTGACAACCTAGAAGCTGCTGGTGAGGCATATTGCACAACTGATGTTTGTGAGATTAAGATTTCATAGCTTTTTGGTCACTGATCATTTAGTTATGGTATACTTATGGTATGGATATGGATCTAAGCCCACTAATTAACCGCAAAACTGGTAAGCCTATTGTAGGAAACGTAAGACGCCAGGTTATAGATAAACACTATGACTGGGGTCTATACGTTTATAAGAAGGCTAACGGACGTTGGTTTACTGACGGAGAAGGAAGTGTATTGAACATTCCTTCAATGAAAGGTGATCTTTCTCAAATTGCAAAGTTAAAAGCTGCTGCAATGGGAAATGGAGATCCTGGCGATGGACAAGCAGTCTTTGTTCCTGGACTTACAAGAATTTCAGAAGAAGAGCACTCAGAGCAAATGGATCGTTTAAAGCAAGGACTTATTCCTTCTATGAATGATCTAGGTGCATGGAAGGCTGCTCAAGATACAGTTAATGTAATTGGAAAAGAAGCATATGACAATGGATAATGAAGATTACAGTCAAATTGTAGACATTAGTTTAAATACTCAGCCAGCTCGTGAAGATTTATTCGCTGATAAAGATCCTTTTGCTAAATCTTGGGATAACTTAAAAGATCTAGGCGGAATTGATACAAATTTTAAACGTCGTACATCACGAAACGTTACAAAAGCAGCTGGTGGAGACTATACAAGTTTTAGCAATGTAGATACAAAGAATGCAATGCGTCCGTATCAATCAGATACTATGGGGCCATATTTAGATTCTGCAAAAGCAAGTCCAGTTGGTGTCGGAGCAAACTCAAAGCAACTAAATCCTGGAACTGTTTATAGAAATGGTTACGGAATCTTTGATGTTATCACACCACCATACAATCTTTATGAATTAGCAAATTTTTATGATACATCGTTTGCAAACCATGCAGCAATTGATGCAAAGGTTGAAAATGTTGTAAGTCTTGGATATGATTTTTCCCCGACACAGTCTGTTGCACTAAGATTAGAAAATAACGAAGATTCAGATCAAGTTGATCGTGCACGGAACAGAATTGAAAGAGCAAAACTTCAGTTGCGTGAGTGGATAGAGTCATTGAATGATGATGACTCTTTTATTAAAACAATGGAAAAAGTTTATACAGATGTACAGGCAACTGGAAATGGTTATATTGAAATTGGTAGAACAGTAAAGGGCGACATTGGATATGTAGGCCACATACCTTCTACAACAATGCGTGTGCGTCGTCTTAAGGATGGATATGTACAAATTATTGGACAAAAACTTGTTTACTTCCGTAACTTTGGTGCCAAGAATCCAAATCCATTGACAGCAGATCCAAGACCAAACGAAATTATCCATATTAAGGAATACTCACCACTAAATACATATTATGGTGTTCCAGATATTATTGCTGCAATGCCATCACTTATTGGTGATCAACTTGCATCACAATACAACATTGACTATTTTGAAAATAAAGCTGTTCCACGTTACATCATCATGCTTAAGGGTGCAAAACTTTCGCCTGATGCTGAAGACAAGATGTTCCGCTTTTTGCAAACAGGACTAAAGTCACAATCACATAGAACTCTTTATATTCCTCTACCTGGTGATGGAGATCACAACAAGGTTGAGTTTGAGATGATGCCAATTGAGAATGGAATTCAAGAAGGTTCATTTAGAGAATATCGTAAGCAGAATCGTGATGATATATTTATTGCTCATCAGATTCCAATTTCTAAAATTGGTGGATCAGATAGCTCAGCACTTGCTGCATCTCTTGCACAGGATCGAACATTTAAAGAGCAAGTTTCAAGACCAGAGCAGAACCATTTAGCAAAGGTAGTCAACAAGATCATTCGTGAAAAGACAGATGTTCTTGAGTTTAAGTTTAATGAGCTTACACTAACAGATGAGATTGCTCAGTCACAGATCTTGGAACGTTATGTTAAGAATCAGATTATGATTCCTAATGAAGCTCGTGAGATTTTGGGTCTACCTCAAGCTCCACACGGGGATGAACCACTACAACTTTCTGCTAGAGCAGCAGCTGATGCAAAGGCTAATGGCTCTAAAAACAGAACTAGAGATGCTCAAAGAACTAACACCCAATCAGATGGTCCAGCCACAGTGTCTGGACGTAATCCTAAGGGTGAAGGTCGAGCGTCTCAATAACTGAGAAACATTAAAAACATTTGATATAATAATACTGCTATGATTATCAATAAAGCACAATGGACCACAGATGGTGACAATCTTCGCTTCTCTATGCCTATCGGCAAGGTAGACCAGGAAAAGCGTATTGTATCAGGCTTTGCTACTCTAGACAATATTGACAAACAAAATGATATTGTTTCAACTGAGGCTAGCTTAGAGGCCTTCAGAAAGTTCCGTGGAAATCTACGTGAAATGCATCAGCCAACAGCTGTTGGTAAGGTAGTCTCATTTAAAGAGGATCGTTATTTTGATCCGAATACAAAAAAGTTTTATAACGGAGTTTATGTATCTGCTTACGTTTCAAAGGGTGCACAAGATACATGGGAAAAAGTTTTGGACGGTACACTAACGGGATTCTCGATTGGTGGCAACATTACAAAGTCAGAAGACGAATACAATGTTGAATTAGATAAGCCAGTACGCCTTATTAAGGAATATCATTTGTTTGAACTTTCTCTTGTTGATAACCCTGCAAATCAGTTTGCTAATGTTATCTCAATTGAGAAGGTAGATGGAAAAGATGTTGTAGGTGGATTTCTAGCAAAAGCAGATGTACTAGATGTATTCTGGTGCGAAAAGGATGCTGTTGCACGAACATCAGATGAGTCTAGTGAGTCATGTCCATCATGTTTTGAAACAATGAAAAATATTGGTTTTATTGAACGAGCAGATGTAGATAACCCCGATACAATAAAGTTCTTAGTTGACAATGCAAAAGGCATTAGGACAATTAAGATGACAAAGGAGGTCAATCCAATGACAGAAGATATCGTAAATCCAATTGCTGAAGATTCAGCAGAGGAAAGCGTTGAGGTTACTCCAGAGACACAAGCAGAAGAAGCAGCGGAAAAAACTGTTGAGATTGAAGATCATGCACTTGGTGAATCACCAAAGAATGAATCAGATGCTCAAGCAGAATTTCCAGTTGAGACTGTTGCAAAGGCAGAAGATTCTGCTCCAGAAGCGCAAGCTGATGTTGTAGAAAAGTCTGTAGATGCCACAGTAGATGCAGTTGCTGAAATTAAGAATTCTGTTACTAATGCCTTTGGTGACCTAGCAGCAACCATGAAGTCACTTCATGATCAAGTTGCTGAACTAGCAAAATCACTCGCAAACACAAACGATCAAGTTGCAATAGTTGCAAAAGAAGTCGCAGATGTTAAGGGTAATTTTAATGAATTTGGAAAGCGAGTAGATGCTGTCGAACTTGACACAGCTTTCCGCAAGTCTGGCGATTTAGGCGAAATCGTACAGTTAGAACCTACTTCACAGGTTCAAAAATCCCTATGGGGCGAACGTTTCCTCAAAACAACCGACCTATTTAGGTAAAGAAAATCACTAGGAGGTGAACAATATGTCGGAACAAAACACAGAAATCGTAAAGAACTATCCAGGTTCAGCAACTCCTCCAGGAGCGTTGAACGGTGAGGGTTCATTTGCGTCTGGCTCAGATACTGGTGCTAACGTTCCAGGTAACTACCATGACAATGCTGTTCTTGGAAATATCCCAACAGCACTTGCAGGTTCTACACTTGGACCAAACGCAGTAAATCCATCTGGTACACCTGGTGGTATTCTTCTACCAGAACAAGCTCGTCGTTTTATTGATTACGTATGGGATGCAACTGTACTCGCTCAAGATGGACGTAGAGTTACAATGCGTGCTAATACAATGGAACTTGACAAGGTTAACGTTGGAGAGCGTGTGATCCGTGCAGCTGCACAGGCTTCATACGACTTCACAAACGTTGGCGCAACATTCACAAAGGTCGAATTGACTACAAAGAAGATTCGTCTTGACTGGGAAGTTGCAACTGAAGCACTTGAAGACAATATTGAAGGCGGTGCACTTGAAGATCATCTAGTTCGCTTGATGACCAATGCATTCGGTAACGATATTGAAGATCTTGCTATTAATGGCGATGGATCAACAGGTGACTTCCTTTCAATTATGGAAGGTTTCGTTCACAAGGTTAAGGCTCCAGGATCAGGTGCTCACGAGTCAATCGTAACAGTATCTGACAATGCATGGAACACAAACGTGATGCAGGATATCATCCTTGCAATGCCACGTAAGTACCGTGCACTTAAGTCAAACCTTAAGTTCTATGCTGGTACCGATGCATTCGCAGGTATCGTAAAGCACAATGGAACACTTGCTGATGCAATCGCAGAAGCATTCTCTTCAGTACCTGCTGGTACACCACAGATGCGTCAAGCATACCTTGATGGCACAGCACAGACATTTGGTGGAGCACGTACAACTCGTGTTCTTGGAATTGACGTGCAAGAAGTTCCTTACTACCCTGCAGGATATGTCGACTTGACATTCCCACAGAACCGTGTATGGGGCTTCCAGCGTGACATCACTGTTAACCGTGAATACCGTCCAAAGAAGGACACAATCGAGTACACAGTATTCGTTCGTTTCGGTATCCAATGGGAAGAACTTGATGCAGTTGCGTACGCAGATGCTGCAGTAGAGTCATAATCTGATTTCTACCCGACAAGGGGAGGGATGGTTTTCATAGCCTCCCTCCCTTTAGTCTATTAAGGAGTAAATATGTCATATTCAGGAGCAGATCAAAGTAATCCGTTAAATGGTAACGGTGCTTTTGTAGTTGGTGGAGTTGGTGGGGCAATAGTATCTGGACCTAGAGGTGTAATGACACAAACATATATATTAGGAAATCATGCTGATGCAATCTTTGGAGATACATCAGGACCTAATGCAGTAAACCCATCAGGAACTCCAAGTGGAGCAAGACTACCACAACAGAATGGCTTTAGAACCACAAGACGATAGTCCTGTGATATAATTCATTAAATAAGGAGAAAAAATGGGATTAGTAGAAGAATTAAAGAAAAGTTCAATAACAAAGCTTAAGAAGTACGCAAAAGATAACAATATTGACCTATATGGAACAAGCACTAAAGATGAAATATTAGAAACAATTCTAAACTTTGTTCCAATCGAAGAATTTCCAAATGTAAAAGAAAAGAAAAAAGAAGTAAAAAAGACAGGTGAAAAAGAAGCTGTATACTCATCTAGAAATCTTTTTTGGGGTGAACTTGGAGAGCTAAAAGTGGGATATAACATTGTCGCAAAGGAGGACACCGAGAAGTGGTTAACCCGTAAGGAAGTGCGTAAAGCAACTCCTGAAGAGGTAGCCAAATACTACGGTAAAGTATAATGCAGATTCTACGAATCCCACCATTCCCACTATATGCTGAATATTCAGTTCCAGAGCCAAATGCTCAGTATGTATTCACTATTGAAAATGCTCCACGTACCATTGAGGCAGAAGTGACTCTGGTATCAGATGCTAACTCTAAGATCAAGTATGAGTTAACTGGCGACTTTGTAAAATATGATCACAACTATGCCGTTTTAGTTTATGATACAGACGGAGATGTTGTTGTGCAAGACGTACTTAATATTATGAAGCCCTATGTTAACCCATATATGCTTGCAGAAAAATATGGATCAGGTACAGCATCAGAAGTTTCTGAATATATGGAAAACGAACAACTTGCTCGTGGCCTCATTGATTCTGTTATTGGACCAAAAGGTTTGATTTTTGAAAAGACAGTTATGGAAGTCGTTGGAGAAGGCACAGATTATCTTCCACTATGGGATATGGGATATAAAGTTTTGCAGGTTTATGAAAATGGAGACCTTGTTTACGATGTAAATGCTGAAGACCCATCTCTTGGCAAAGGTTTTGTTTATGGAATAACTCAAGATAGATCTGCTATTTATAAAGAGTATGTTCCTGCACAGATTGGTTTTAATCGTGCCGAGAAGCGCCCTCGTAAGCTTCCTAGAGCTGTATCTGATTCATATCGTGGATCAGTTCCAATTGATAGTGCAAATCAGATCATGTACGATCAACCAGTTTTATTCCCAGAAGGATGGGACTATGTTGTTATTTATGAAGCAGGGTACAAGGTTATTCCTCACGACATTGAAGATGCAACAACAAGATTAATTGACGATATCAAGTGCGGAAAGCTTGATTATGCTAAAAGATATGTAACAGATTATCGAACAGATCAATTTAGCGTAACGATTGACACCTCAGCATTTCAGGGTACTGGCAATAACTTTGTTGATAGAATTCTACAAAGATATATCGTATCTATTTATAAGCCAAGGGTAATTTAATGATTAATTGCGAACGACCAGATGCTATTTATCCCATGAAGGTAGACATATTCTATCCTGTAATCGAACAGGGTGAATATGGTCAGCCTAAAAAGAAATGGGTATTTGATAGAACTGTTGTTTGCAATGCAACTCCATTTGGCAAGTATGCAAAAGATGAAATTAATCCAGCATCATTTTTACAGCTTGAGAATCAGTTGATTGGACGAGTTAAGGCTGACCCTAGACTTGCATCTAAGGGTGGTAGTAATGCAATAACCAATATCCTCATGACTAATATTAGAAATAGTGGTGATGAACCAATCTACGTAGAGACCGCTGGTGTTAGAACTGGCAAAGCAACTATTTATGAATTAGCTACAGTCCAACCTTTTGTTGGTCCATTCGGAGATGTAGAATATTACAGATTGTTATTAAGACGAGCTGAAAACCAGACAGTTGGTGAATAATGATAGTTACCACCAACTCAAAGAACTTTGAGAAACAGCTTCAAAATATTGTTCAATATTCAATTGGATTTTTAGAGGGTGTTCAAAAAGGTAAAAGAATTTTCTTGCAAAATCTTGGTGAGGGAATTTTGCCAATTATGCATAGCTATATAGATATAGAAGCAAAAGCAAATCCACAAGCAATGCACCACGTATATGAATGGTACAAGACGGGTAGCCCAATGGCTAGACTTTATGACCTAGACTATACTGTTAGCAATATGGGGCTATCTGTAAGATCTACTTTTAAACAGTCTAAAACAAAAGCTAATACTGCAGATAAACCATTTTATGATAAAGCAAAGATTATGGAAAATGGAATACCAATCAAGATTGCACCAAAAAAATCTAATGTTCTTAGATTTGAAATAGATGGTGAAGAGATTTTTACAAATAAGCCAGTCACGATAAATAACCCTGGAGGAACAGAAGTTCAAGGTGCATTTGAAAGAGCTTTTGATTCATTTATGAATAACTATTTTAGACAATCATTTTTATCTGCGTCTGGAATATCTTCATATCTAAGCAAGCCTGTAGCATACAAGAAAAATCTTGCTTCTGGTGCTAAGATGGGAAAAAATGTCGGAATTTCAACAGGGTATCGCTGGATATCTAATGCACAGATAGGACTAGAATAATGAGTACATATGTTCCAAATATCGCTGACACAGGTTTTCCACCTACTTTTATAAATGCTTATGTTTTAGCTAAGCTTCAAGAGTTTGGTTTGATTGCAGATACTGATCTAGTCACAAGCCCAATGGTTCCAGCTCAATTCCCTACTAACATAGAAGATTTATACAATGATAGCTTGCAAATTAGACAAACTCAGAGTCCGCTATTGATGGTATATGACCGTTTAATGAGATTCAGATCAAATGCATTTTATAGGACTAAAAAGGAGCAACTTGTATATTTTGTTTATACAGCAGACCTTGATAAGCTTATTAATACAGTTAGGGTCATCACAGATGTTCTAGATCGAGAAGATGCAGCAGCCCAAGATATCAACTCATGGTGCTCCAAGAATATGACAGGGTTTAATACATTTTTCCATAATGTGAAGGTTTATCAGGCAGATGAAAGCAGGGACGTAGCAGAGCTAGCCTCAGCCAGAACCCTGTTTGTTAATAAGATTATTGTTGAGTACGACTATCATATAGTAACCCCAGCCAACTACAAATATAATTAAAAAGGCTGATATACTGTATTTTGAGGAAACACGCCAATACTAAAATCTCATTCTGAAAGTAGAGGTGAAAAAATATGGCATACAGCCGTGGTACGTCAACCAACATTATCGTTGGTGCAGCTGCCCTTTTCGTTGCTGATACAACACTGACTCCGTCAACAACTCAGTCTTTTGTTTCATCAGAATCGTTCAAGGATACACTTTCAGCAGCATCAACATACGAGAACGTTGGATACACTCGTAACGGTCTTGAGCTCCAGTTCCAACCAGACTTCGGTGAAGTACAGGTTGATCAGGTTCTTGACGTTGCTAAACTTTATAAGCAGGGCATGAAGGTAAATCTTGCAACTGCTTTCGCTGAAGCTACACTAGAAAATCTTCTATTGGCTTTAGCATACAAGGATACAGAGCTTACTGGATCAAAGTCAACTTCCGCTGGACGTGTTCTAAACATGTCTGCAGGTAAGATTGGTGAATGTCCAGTTGAACGTGGCCTCGTTGCAGTCGGACCAGGAACAGGTGACTGCGTAAATTCAGACTCAGTAGAGCGTGTTTACACAGCATACCGTGCACTTTCAATCGAAAATGTTACAGTTTCTGCAAAGCGTGACGAAGCTTCAATGTTCGAAGTTTCATTCCGTCTTCTCCCAGAAGACACATCTGGTTCATATGGTAAGATCGTAGATCGTACTTTTACACCAGCTTCATAATTTAATATAGACGACGAGCCCATTACCTTTTTGGTAGTGGGCTTTGTTGTTTTATGATAAAATTGATATCTATGCCTACATCAGTCTATAAAAGCAAAACTATCACATTTCTGGATGGATCAGAGGCTTATATAACTCCATTAAAAATAAAATATTTAAGAGATTTTATGGAAGTTTTTAAGCAGATTCATGAATCCCGTGATGATGTAGAGTCTATGTCAATTTTGTCAGAATGTGTTGCTATCTCAATGCGTCAATATTTTCCAGGTAAAAAGTTTACGCAAGAGGATGTTGAAAATATTATGAATATGCCAATGATTAACGAGATCTTAGAACTATCTGCAAATATCATTATTAATCCTAAATCAGATGATTCTGTTAAGGAGCAGGCAGAAGAAGGCGGGGCTACATGGGAAACTCTAGATTTAGCCAAGTTAGAGGCAGAACTATTTTTGTTGGGCATCTGGAAAGACTACGAAGACCTAGAAACATCTCTTTCTTTACCAGAGTTAATATCTACTCTTGAAGCTAAAAGAGAAACAGAGTATGCACAAAATAAGTTTTTAGCAGCAATTCAAGGTGTAGATCTTGATGAAGGTGCTGAAGAAGAAAAGGGCCAAAAGGAATGGGAAGACCTAAAGGCTAGGGTGTTTAGTAAGGGACAAACATCAGATTCAAACGATGTTGTTTCATTACAAGGACAAAATGCAGTAAATGCTGGATTTGGTATCGGCATGGGATTAGATTATGAAGATCTAAGAAATTAGATTCGATTATGATATAATTAACTTAATATCTAGGAGGGTATAGATGGCAACAACCGAGTACAAGGAAGAAACAATTAAGCTTATGGACAACTCAGAGCTTAGTCTTCGTCCTTTAAAAATCTCTCTTCTTCGTGAATTTTTGAAGAAGTTTGGTGAGGTTGAAAAGGTGGCAGAAGATAACGATAAGTCAATTGACGTTCTTATGGATTGTGTTTTGATTGCTCTTAAGCAATACAAGCCAGATTTTTCTGGTGACAAAGCAGCCCTAGAAGAAATTGTAGATCTTCCAACAGTTTATAAAATTGTTGAGGTTGCAGCAGGAACAAGTTTCGCTGGCCTACCAAATTTTGAACTCAATGCATAATAAAACTTAAAAGAGGTGAGTGAGTGTCTGATGTAAATGCTAATATTGACGTTAACATTAATACGTCAGACGCCCTCAGCCAACTTAAAAATCTACAATCTCAGATCTCTAGATTCCATTCTTCTATAGCAAAATCATCTGAGGCTGCAGCGCTTGCACAAAAGTCTTTACAGAAAAATCTTCTTAACAATATCAATTCTATTGGTGCTTTTTCTGCAGAACTACGTACCGTAAAAACAACAGCCGAATCATTTACAACATCGCTTGAAAAGAATAAGTTTTCAATGCGTGAGTACTTCAGATATGCTGGAGCTTCTACAAAAACATTCGGCAAGCTATTCCAATCGGAGTTTGACACAATCGGCAAGGTAGCAGAAGATCGTGTAAAGAAACTACAGACACAGTATATAAAGCTTGGAAGAGATACTTCTGGAGCTATGAAGGCTATAGCTGTTATCCCTGATAAATTAGATCTTTCTAGCTATTCTACAAAAGCACAAATAGCTGCACAAAAGCAAGCAATATTTAATCAATTAATGAAGCAAGGTTCAACAAATCTTTTGAACTTTGGTAAGAATACACAGTGGGCTGGTCGTCAGCTCATGGTTGGTTTTACGCTTCCATTAATGTCAGTTGGTTCGATGGCAACAAAGACATTTATGGACATGGAAACACAAGCACTTAAATTTAAAAAGGTCTATGGAGACTTATTTACTCCACAAGCCGAAACACAGCAAGCTCTTGCAAATATTCAAGAATTAGGAAAGCAGTTTACTAGATATGGTATTGCTGTTTCACAAACCGTAGGTCTTGCAGCAGATGCAGCAGCAGCAGGTTTCCAAGGACTTGATCTACAGCGACAAACAACTGAAGCAACAAGGCTTTCTGTCCTTGGACAAATTGATGCACAGCAAGCTCTACAAACAACTATTTCTTTACAAAATGCATTTGGAACATCTTCAGCAGACCTTGCAAATAGTATTGACTTTTTAAACGCAGTAGAAAACCAAACTGTAACATCCCTTGATGATATCACTACTGCTATTCCTAAGGTTGCTCCAGTTATCAAACAACTTGGCGGTAACGTAAAAGACTTAGCATTCTTCTTAACAGCAATGAAAGAAGGAGGAGTTAACGCATCAGAAGGTGCTAACGCACTTAAGTCTGGTCTTGCATCTTTGATTAATCCAAGCACAAAAGCAACAGCAATGCTTCAAAGCATGGGTATTAATATTCAACAAATTGTTTCAAAGAACAAGGGTGATCTAAGATCTACCGTTGTTGAATTTGCAAAAGCTCTAGACACACTTGATCCACTTGCAAGAGCACGTGCAATTGAGCAGATGTTTGGTAAGTTCCAGTTTGCTCGTCTATCAGCATTATTTCAAAATGTTACAAAAACTGGTACACAGGCAGCAAGAGTACTTGATTTAGCTAGTGCATCAACTGAAGAACTTGCAAATCTATCATCACAAGAATTAGGTGTAACTGCAGACTCTGCAATGAATAAGTTTAAGAAGTCTATTGAAGATCTTAAGATGACATTGGTTCCAGTCGGAGAAACATTCTTAAAAGCCGTAACACCAATTATTGATTTTGTTTCTGGTATTTTAGATAGATTTAATGGTCTCTCTGATGGTGTTAAAAAGTTTATAACAATTATGACTGTCGGAGTTGCAGGAATTGGACCTATTGTTCTTATGGCATTTGGTCTTTTAGCTAACGGTATTGCTAATATTATTAAACTATTCTTAACATTGAGAAATGGGTATTTAAGACTTACAGGACAATCACAAGTTCTTGGAGAGCAAACACGATATTTGAATAGCGAACAGTTAGATGCAGCTGCAGCTGCTCACTCGCTTAATCAGTCTCACGCTACACTAACACAAACATTTAATGTTGAAAAAAATGCTTTAAACCAATTAATTTCAGCATACCAAGCAGCTACTAGAGCAAGCGCTGCATTTGCACAGAACAATCCTGGAATGATGGTTCCAAGATTTAGAGGCAAGAAGATGGCAACTGGTGGAATGGTAGTTGGTCCAGGAAATGGAACTTCAGATAGCGTACCAGCAATGCTTTCAAATGGTGAAGCAGTTATTCCAGCAAAAAATGTACAAAAATATCCACACCTAACTGCAGGACTTGTAGCTGGAAATATTCCAGGTTTTCAAAATGGATTATTCCCTGCATACACCAACGCCGTTACACTATTAAAGAAATCAACTAACTATGCTCTTAATACACGTAAGGGCGGATCAGGAATTGCAGCATCTGACCTAGCTGCAGAATTTGCACAGGGCGGCGCAGGAATTCAGTCTCCAATTATTACTGCAATTGCAGAAGCCCTTGGTGCAAAGCGTTCTCCAGATATTGTTAAGATGCTCGGAAAAGATCCTAATCTTGCTAAGTTTGGTTCTTCTATTTCACAGGGCATTGCTCAAGAACTTTTAACTCTTGGAAATAATAAAGTTGCGGATCAACAATTAACACAGATTTATCAGAAGGTTGCAAGGCAGCAGGCACAAAACTATGGAAGCGTTTATTCAAATGCTGTAGAAAAGTTTTTTACCGAGATCACTACATTTGAAGATACTTCAATGAAGAGAAGAAGATCTAGTGGTCTTTTAGAATCAATAGGCCGTGCACAAACAACAGCAGGAGTATCTTCATATAGAAATAAGAGTTCTGTATATGACAAGGTATCTAAAGCATTAGGACTATCAAGCACAGAGGGATTAGTTAAAGCTCACGTTGCAGATAGACAAATGCTTGACTTAACAAAAATTTCAACACCAACAAAACAATTACGTGATGCATTAACAAGACAGGCAAAAGGTTTAGTTGTTATTGTTGAACGAGGAGTTAAGCAAGCACAAAAGTCTGCATCTCCATCAGAAGTTGGTCGTGAACTTGGTAATGATTTTGGTCAAGGCTATGTCAATGGAATTGAAGAAAAAACAGCACAAGCAAAAACAGCATCTAGAACAATGGTTAATGGAACAGCTGATTCTGCAGATATTGCTGTTCAAAAATCTATTGCTCGTCATGAAAGAAAACTTGCTAAGAGAGGTATTGTCGCTGGAGGAGTAGCTCCAAAGGCATCAATGTTGTCCCGCATGAGAGGTGTTGCTGGAACTGCAATGAGTAAGTTAAGTAATCCAAAGGTTGGATTTGGACTATCTTCAGCGCTCATGATGGGATCAATGCTTCCAGGTAAAGCTGGAGAAATTGCTGGACAAGCCTCAACAGTTGGATTCTTGTTACAAGCATTAAAGATGTTGCCTGGACCATTGAAGTTGGTTTCGGGTGGTTTACTAGCTACATATGGAATAATTAAAGTAGTTAATTGGTGGAGAGAAAAAGAAAGAGTGGCAATTCAAGGATTAGCTGATGCTGCCACCATGTCTGGTGATAAATTAAAGACACTAGGAGATTTCTTTGGTGTTGTTACTACAAAACTACCATATGAAAGTCTTGGCGGTAATCAGATGGCTATGTCTGCCCAGCAAAAAACAAAGGTAGACCAGCTAAGAGAAGACCCAAACTTTAAAAAGAATTTTAAAAATGACATTGCTTCATTAAAGAAAACAAGTGGTTCTAATGCTAAAATGGTTTTACAGTCACTAGGGTTACAATTGGGTGCAAGAGGTTTTGCTCAAGATCAAATTCAAACAATTATTCAAGCACTCCAAGTAGAATCTGGCAAGACAGCCCTTAAGCTTGATTTTAAGAGTGTTGGTGTAATTAATGATAAAAATATTCAATCACAAGCAACTAATATTTCTCAAAAGTTTTCAGAAACATTTGGTAAGGGTGTTCAAAAGACCTTAGTTGAATATACAGGTCCAAGATCAGCACCAATAGTTAAGGTTATTACTGAATTTTCAAAATCTCAAAAATCACTAATGAATGCTGCAGCATCCTCTATGTTTGGAATATATCAAGGTCTTATTGGACAATTCCAGCAGGGAACGATTAATGCCACATCATTTAATAAGCAAATAGCTGTATTGAATGGGCAAATTCAATCAATGCCTCAAGCAACTCAGCTACAATTTATTAGTAGTATGTTTGAAAAGCTAGGTCCTGCAGCAGTAAAAGCAACTGCTGGAATCAAGGGAGCTCACGACCAGCTGAATGCATTCTTAGCCTTGTCTTACGGTGGCCTCGATGTTGATAGTCAGATTCTTAAAGTATTAGCAAATAGAGATAAATATGATCCAAAAGTTGTTGGAAGAGCCCAGATGCAATTATCTGCAGCGGTAAAAAGAGGTTTAGCACTTCAAAAGCAAATAGCAGAAATGACCAAACAAGAAACAGGCACTGGAACTGGAACTGGGACTGGCACAGGAACTGATACGCTATCTAAAGAAGCAAAACTTACAATTGCTAGACTACAAAAAGAACTAGATGCTTTAAAGACAAAAAGAGACCTTATAAAAGAAACTAATGATGAACTTAATCGTCAATATGAATATCAGCAAAAACTTGCAGATCTTCAACAAAGTGCATTGCAAGCAAAGGCACAGGGTAACTATATTCAAGCAGCCATGCTTCAACAACAGCAGTATAAAACAACTGCAGACTTTAATAAGGAAACAGCTAATCTTGCATTAGATAAAACTATTACACGACTTGAGAACAGAATCTCTGCATTACAGGCTGGAGAGAAGGTTACAGCAGCTGAAAAGGCATTGGCTAAGGCTAAGTCTGGATTAGCTTTCGGAGGGCTTGTAAGAGGCCCTGGAACCGCTATGTCGGACTCTGTAAAGGCTAGGGTTGGATACGCTGCAGGTGGCATGATTAATCTATCAAATGGTGAGTATGTAATGCGTCAAGCAGCTGTTAGAACATATGGAACATCATTTATGAATGCTATAAATGATGGCAAAGTTGGTGTAAATGATGGCGCAACAAACAATAGCTCAGTGTATAATGTAACAATGACAATTAATGGTGGAACTTCAAGCGCAAATGAGATAGCTGATCAAGTCATCAAGAAGCTAAATGTTTTATCGTCAAGAGCCAACAGAAGTAATATGGTGATGTAATGGCATATGCAATTAATACTGGTCTAGCTGTATCCTTTGATGGGGTAACTTGGCACAAGCTGACAGACCATAATAGAAAAGAAATTAACGTAACTCCAGAGCTTATTCAGAATGAACAAAGAATGGCTAATGGCAAAATGCGTAGATTTGTTATTGCAAAGAAAAATAAAATTTCCACTAATTGGTCTTATGTTCCAACAAAGAGTGAATTAACTGTAGATGCTAACAAAGGCGGGGCATGGCTAGAGGCCTTCTACGAAGCCAATGCTGGAATTCCAGTATATGTAAAGGTAACAAGTTCATCTGTAACTACACCAGCTGCAGGAGTAGCTCCATCAGACTCAACATTTGCAACAGCACAAAGTACATATCAAACATACCGTGTATTCATCACTGATTTTAATAATACTATTATGCATAGAACAACAGATTGTGACTATGTTTCAATGAATATTGAATTTACGGAGATCTAATGTTAACAAATGTTAGCTCATCCATATTCACTGAATCTGAGTCAATTACCTTAACACCAGTAGTTTCTGCTGAGTGGAATCAGAATATTTTTAATCCACCATCATACACTGTTGCTGGTAATGCTAAGAATACTGTTGCAGTCACAGCTGGTAGCGGAATAACTTCGTCTACTAAAACATACCAAGGACTGTCTGCGCTAAAAAAAGAAATTAATAGCAATAACTCTGTTGCTACTGCTTCATTTTCATTAGTTCCAGATAGCACTCCAGACTTTCCTACAAATGGGTATAAAGCTTTTAAGATTGTCACATATGTAACAACTGACTTAGATAAGCCAGTTTTGGTAAACATTAGTGCAAATGGAACAGAAAATCAGTTTGGATCCAGTAGCGAAGAAATCAATTCCTTTAGCTGGACCAAGATAGAGACATATGTTGGATCACAGTCTGCAATAGATTCACTTACATACAGAATGACATATTCTCCAATTGGAGATGCATCACAAAGCAGCCAGTCATACCTATATTTTACAACTCCACAGGTCTATGAGACCTCATATTTTGATTATCAATATGGAACTACTTGGCCAACAGATGTTGTTTTTTCATCATTTAGACCAGGGGAATCTTACGTTTGCACAGGAAATGCAGGGTATGCCCTAGGCACTGGAGGAGCACCATTTGCAGACAATTATAGAAAAGTAAACAACACAAGCATACTACAAGGATATTCTTCACCATTTAAGATGCCAGTAAGTCCGATTGTATCTACTCCAAATTTCTTTGCGCTTTCATCAGATGCCCCAATATATAAAAGCGCATTACTAACAGACATTTCTTCATATAAATACTACGTATCTGGACAAAATGTAGACAACTCAGTTTCTGCTATTTATAACATTCCTATTATCATGAATAAGATTGTTTTAAAGTTCAACACATTTTTATCATCTCCGTCTGTCACAGTTACGGTTACAAAATCAGATAATTCAACCATATCATTTCAGGGAGCCCCTAACTCAACTGGTGTTTTAATCGTATATTTAGACGGTAATTCTTTAACAACTTCTAGATGGCCACAGGCATCAATGCCAACAATTGGAACTAATGGATCTATTACTAGCTATGTATATATTAAAAAAATTACAGTGACTCAAAACAGCGCAACAGTATTGCCAGAGTTTGATTTAGACAATCCATATGTATCTCAAGATGCTGATAGTATGCAGCTAATTGAGGTATCACCAAGACTTGAAATTGACCTAAGCGATTTTGTACTAGAAACATCTACCAATAAATCCTTAGATGGAAAAGATACGGTTATGCCGATTTCTTCTCTAGTCACTGACGATGCAAATATTTCTTTTAGTGGAATGCCTCTTGGAGATATTAATAGCCCAGTGCCAGTTTTTTCAGATATTAGTAATTATACGTCAACACAACTAAAGGGTATGTTTAAAAAGAATGTAAAGTTCTACATTAACTATAACCTTAAGAGTTATGCAAACTGGTCTTCTGGAGGGGAAACAGTCTCCAACACGATTATTCCTGGAGGAGTCTATTATTCTGATTCTTGGCAACAAGATGATATTGATAGAGTTTCTGTACAATGCTATGATATCACTAGATACCTTCAAAATGTCCCAGCCTCAGACTATGTTTCTCATTTTAAAACTGCGTTTGAAACCATAACAAATATCTTGGATTTAAGTGGGTTTACAGATTATGATGTAGATTCTTTATATGCTGCATGTATGGATTCACACACTCCATTAAGTATTAGTTATTACTACTGCAACTCAAAAGACACTACGTTAGCAGAAGCGCTAAATCAAATCTTTTTGCCATATCAAATAGCAGCCTATATAGATAATTTTGGTGTAATGAAGTTTATGAGCTTATCCAATATTCTTGGAAAAGCTTCGGCTACTCAAGATTTTTCATTGGATGATTCAGATATCCTTAATGGTGGTTATTCTGTTTCTACCAAGGCAAAGCCAGGAAAGATTTCTTTAAGATATACAACTCCTAGAATTAAGCAGTCTTTATCATTGCAAAATGTTATAGACCCACAAATCAAGAATGGACCGTCGTACATATATACAACAAGTAACGACGTTGTGTGGGAACAGCAGAGCATTGATTCTCTAGGATTAAATTACTTAGTAGAAGACATGTCTGAAACAGATCATCAATTTACATTGCACAAGTCAGACTTACTAGATATATTCCATACTTTTAACCTATCAACTAATGGATATGCTGCTATTGAAAATGAAATTGTATCTTTTGTATATAAAAAATATAAGATTTCAAAGACATCGGATTCTGCCACATACTCAGAAATATCTGTTAAAAATGACATCGAGCTTGGTGCAGCAATTAATCAATTTATTAAAGAAAAAAGAATTGGTCTTGTAGAAAATGTAGGAATTATTTCTGGTGTATCTCAATCAGAATCGGGTGGACAAAATTTTGCAACATATTCATTCTCAAGTACACCAACAGCAGATGTCAAAAACCCATTAACTACGGTAAAAGTTGGAGACCTTGTATCTATTAGAGGTATGAAGCCAGAAGCTCTCAATGGATCTTATGTAGTGCAAAACGTAACATCTAACTCATTTACTGTAATATCTCCAACATCAGACACAATGCAGTCAGGTTGGACGTCAGGCAGATTTGAAAAAGCAACAAGTTATGATATAACTATTGAACCATTAGGCACTATTACTAATATTCAGCGTGGAATGTTTGGTACAAGTGCAGCAAAGCATGAAGTTATATCTGGAGATTTTTCAACAGGGGTAAATACTAAAAAAGACCTATATGCTAAAGACCATAATGGAACTACCCTCTCTACAAGCAATAATGCAAGCGTAGTAACTACACAGAATTCGGATCCATATTATTATATTCAGGTAGAGCCAGGCGCAACTGGCAGAACGCTCATATATTCTGGGTCAGCATCAGATAGCGTGTATAATTCTTACTCAGGAAAATTCTTTATGCCAATTGAGTCAAATAGACCAGTAGAGCTATGTTCTGGCGGTATATTTTTTAATATGTATGAATCTAATTTAGCTGATACATATTTCTTAGAACTGGTTAGATATAATCCACCACAAACTGCAGCAGCAGATTATATGTATGCATTAATTTTCTCTAAGCAAGATGCCTATTCTGGTGATCTTTCTCCGATAGCTTATGCTAACGTGTCTGGCGTAGTCAATTCTATTATGAGTAATTTTGAAAAGATATGGGTTAAAAATCCGTCACCGACTAAAAAAGATGGGTCAGATGCTTATATCCTTTATGTCGATCCACATGAAGCATTTAATTTAAGAATTGCTATGGAAGAGTTTGATTATCATGAAAGTGGTGAGGGTTCTGCAGATAACCCAACGGGACATACATTCACAGCATTTTTAAATAATTTTGAGATTAGTGGTTGGCAAGTTTATGAAAATGATGCATGGAAAAGCACAGATGTTAATACTGTTAATGGTTTAAGGAAAAAGGTTGCATTGCTTGAATATGCAAAGGGGACAGATACAAAGTTCGGAGTATTTCTATCTAATGCTCCAACCGTCCTTCCTTCTAGCTATATAGACGGTGAATGGAAAGAACCATTACACTACCCAGAGACTAGCTCTAATGGGCTTATTGGTTATGTCAGAGAGATCTACGCATCTGAAAAAATTCTAAAAAATAGAAGCGTAAATTATTATTTTCAAGATCCAGAGTTTTTAAATGGTTTAGTTCAGGGACACAATCTAGCCTCTAACTATGACGAGTTTATAATGCAAACTCAACCATGTGTAACTGGAATTAACGTATATGATGTTCAGTATACCAACGGTTCTGCGGTATCGGTAGATGTATTGCCAGTAGAGTATGCATGGTACTACTTCCCTGGAAATACATTGTTAGATCAAAAATATCTACAAAGGCAGGTTGTTGATGAATATTCTGTAGCATATTCAACACCAGTTAATACAGGATTTAGAGGTAAGTTTGCGGTAGCCAACAATAGCTCACATATGGTATACCTCAAAAAAGACTCCGATGATATTAATCAGTTTGCAGTTAATTTTAATCTATGGACACACGAGATTATTGTTCCGTCAGATCCTGAAATTATTGAGGTTGTAACCAATCCAGGAAATATGCAAGAAGTCGTTCAATTAGATAGCGAATTTATCCAGTCTAAGCAAGATGCTAATAAGCTTCTAAAGCTAGTTTCTACCTCTCTTGAAAACTTCTCTAAGGATGTGTCCTTGAACATATTCGGAAATCCACTTATTGAGGTAGGAGATGTTGTCAAGCTAACATACCCAGTTGCTGGAGTTAATCAGCAAAAGTATGTGGTTCACTCTGTAAACAACTCATTTAATAATGGCTTACAAACGCAGATATCACTAAAAATGCTTGATGCTGGAATAAGCGTCTAACATGGTATAATTTTATTTAAGGAGAAAAAATGGCATATATAAAAATATCAGATCCAAAAATCATTGACCTATCAACAATTAATCAAATTGTTAATGTTGTTAATCAGCACAGTGATAATATTTCTGCTTTGACAAATAACTATGGAAATGTCTACAGTGGCTCTTCTGTTAGTGGCGCAAGCACAGAATATCAGTACGATATGGCATCTCAACAGATCCTATATGGACAAACAAAGTTTAACCCATCATCACCAGGATTCACATTTAATGGAACCATGTATACATACACAATGCCCGTAACATTTATTGGTCAACCATTTTCATCATCTCCATTTATTGTTGCTCAAGCTCAGGTATCATCTAGCTCAACTAACTATTTAGACATTATTGCAAATGTTAGAGATGTAACACCATCAAGCTTTAATATTGTTTTAAGACATGCAGCAAAAAATTCAGACTGGTTAACTGGTACTGTTAACGTAAACTGGATTGCTATAGGACATAAGTAATACTAGGATATAGATGAAAAAAATATCTCCGTCATATATTTCAAGCTCATCAACAGCTAAAAGACAGACGTTGCATATTGATCTAGATGACCCCAGATCATCATCTATAACAGCACCATTTAAGTTAGCAAGACAAAATGCTGAAGTTGCAAATATTGGATTAAACAAACCAGTAGGAGCTTTTCTTTCTACTATAGCAAACTCATCATCATCACTATATACTGGAGATAATCCAAAGCCAACTCCAGGTGATGGCGGAGATTCTGGAGGAGTCTTTGGTGGACCAGTAAAAGGAACTGCGCCACTAGGTGTCACCAACTTAGTTGCTGCATGGGATGGCGATGATATTGTTTTAACATTTGATTGGGACCCAGCTGCCGATGAGAATCAATGGATTGATAGATTTCTTATTAAAGTTCACGATTCAGCAAAAAACAAAGATTATGTTCTTCAAGCTGGCTATGGATATTCAGCAACTAGTTTTATAGATACAAACTCAGTTTCACAAACATTAAGACTTTCTTTTGTGGTATTAAATGCAACAGGCATTAACTTAATTTCAACAATAAATCAAGTTTGTGTAGCTTCAGCAGACTACATCAATGTTGGAGAATATGTTTGTGCAACTGTTCCAGCATATGTGTCACCACTGCCTCAGCCTGTCATCACATTATCAAAGGGTGTAGATTATTATGCGGTTACAGTTGAGAATTTAGCTCAAGCTCTAGCTGTTGGATCATTTTATGGAATTATTGTAGAAGAACAAGTAACAACTGAAACTATAAAGGCAAATGTTAGTCTGACACAGGGATGGGTTCAAGCCTCACCAATAACTGCGACTAGCCCAATTGTCATTTATGCTCCAGACGATGCTCATAGATGGGTTAGAGTTAAGTTTGTAGGAGAGGCAGCTTTGCCATCCGTTTATTCAGACATTGCAGATATCACTCCAGATTCTTTTATGCCTGTAAATACCAACCCTCCAACACAGTTTACAGCAGCAAGCATTTCTTGGAACGGTAACGACATTAATGTTTCTTATACTCAGCCATCATCCAATGCTGGAACAACGGTAAAGGTAAAATTAGTACCATATATAAACGATGTAGAAAGCACATCATTATATGCATACTTCTATCACTTAATAACAGGCTCTGAAACATCATTTACCATTAAGTCTTTAGACATGTATGGTCAGTTTGGAACATATTATTCTAAGTTTAAGGCATATATAACATCCGTATCTGCACAAGGTGTAGAAACATTGGGTGCAGTAATTTCCTCTGGTCCAGTAACTAGAGCAAACCCTCTAGCTACTTTATATCCAACATTAGGAACTCCCAATGTAAATTCCCCATCAGGAATATTTAGAGTTAGTCCAATTTCTAATGGTTACGTTGTTGACTTTGATATGCCAGTAGGGGCAACAAGATTAGAAGTATATGAAAAATCAGTTGCATGGACAAGTGTCCCAACTGATGACGCAGACATGGTTTACTCTGGACTCAGTCCTGCAACTATTATTACTCCAAATAACGATACAAGATATGTGATTGTAAGATATTATGATCAATTTAATAATAACTCGTATTACAGTATGGAAAAGGTTGGGCAAGAGAGTGGTGTTTCTGTAAACCCAATCGACATAGGTTTGGTAACATTAATTGAAAACCCAATAAAAATTGCTACCGATGGTTCTATATTTGCTGGTGTGGGTGATAGCACACAATATCCACAGGTATTTTTTAATAAGGATGGTATTTTTGCATACGATTCAAATGGAGACTGGACTACAGAAATCATTAATAGTGCGTCTGCAGGGTCTCCTACGTTTATTACAAAAAGAGCTGTAATCGCAGACTGGACAATTTCTCCAACAGCCATTGAAAATGATGGGTATGTCAGTGGTTCAACATATACTGGATTGTCTGCTAGTGGAACATATGCATTCTGGGCAGGTGCAGATGCATCTAAAAATTCTGACGGAATGGCAAAATTCTCTGTAACCCCAGCAGGTCAAGTGGTTGCAAGAAAGATTAGCATTATAGGTGATGGAACAACTTCAGACCTTATTAATGCAGGTGGAGGAGTTTTTAAGGTAACAAACACTGGTGCCTTAACAGCTTCTTCTGCAACAATTACAGGAAGCATTACAGTAAATCAGCAATCTTATTTTGGTGCAAATGTTAACATTAACTCTGGGTCCTACCTGATATCTGCTGGAACTGGAACTGTAAAGGTTGGATCTGAAGGCTTATTGGCCCTTGATTCATCAAGTTCACCTACTACAAAAATTTACTCTAATCCTATTTCATATAAGGGTGTAAGTGGTATTAGCCTGTGGAGCAAAAAAGCTTTGTTTGGATCAAGCGAGGCATCTGGATGGCTCATAGCAGATGGAACTATTACATCAGATTATATTACCTTAGATTCTGCAAACAACTATTTAAAGGTTGTTTCATCAACAGCAAACTCTGCAAAGGGCGTAAGAATTATTGCTGGAGCAGATTCTGAGTATGCTATTGAAGCAGGGTTGCTAACTGGAAGCCCAACATCTTCTAATGCAAACTTCTGGGTTAAACATGATGGAACAATGTATGCTCAAGCAGCAACAATTAAGGGAACACTTGCGGGTGGTTCTAAAACAAGCGTTGCAAGTACGGCTGACGGGTATTATTTGGATAATGGTGGAACTTTCAACCTTGGAGGATCTTCTGCTTATATTAAGTATGAGTCAAATCAGATTTCCTTAATAACATCATACACATCTAGTCAAGATGGAAATAACGCATATGATGGTCCATCAATGATTACTCTTGGTTCAAGTGGAACAACAATTAAAGGTATTCGTGCTCAAGGCAATATTAATATGACAAAGGGATCGGTATATTATTTGGATATGTACCCACTTGGTCCTCATCCACGACAAAGAATGCTTGTTCAGACCCCAGATACTGGAGAAGTAAAGCTTGGACTTGGTGTATACTATAGAGATACAAGTGTGGATTCAACAAACACACCAAGCAATACTGCTGGAGTTATTGGAGATTTGTGGGTTGATTACTAATGGGGTTTTGGGCTAAAACTGACTATTCGACGCAGTGGAAATCTGTAAAAAAACTGTGGGTAAAAACAACGTACTCAACTGCTTGGAAATCTGCCAAGAAGCTTTGGGTAAAAACAGCAAATGGAACTTGGCAATTATTTTGGCCTAAAACTGGACCATATGCAATCCTTCCTCCGTATATTACTTTAGATGCAGCGGGAAATAATTTTCCTTCAGGTTTTGATTTAGAGTTTGGAACCAATGTTTATGGTCAAAGGGGTATTTGGGATGCGAATAGTACAACATCTCAAATAACATCATACTCTTATAAAACATATAATGCTACATCGTCTATACTTGGGCAAGATTTTGTCTACCCAATAGAGTATGGATCAATGGGTGCATACCAAGTTTTAGATATGTCACTAGAAATGTATGACGGATCGTGGCTGGTTTTTCAGGTAGAAGCAACAAGAGCAGACGGAATATCTGGAGATGACAATACCGATAGTAATGGGTATAGATATTTTATTCACAGAAAAAATCCTGTTAATAATTATCATATTTTAACTCTTTCAGGTAATGATCTGATATATAGTTCTAATTGGTCTGCAGCCACCAAGGAAGTTCCTGACGTAACAAGATCAGTAACAAAGTTATATAGAAATACAACTAACTCAACTACTGGAGGAACATTAGTAGCGACTTACAGTCAAGATACTGGAAATAATGCTAGCTCACATACAACCAGCTATTCAACATCATTTACATATGATATTTCTACAGACCCTAACAATAGCGGGAAATACTTTTATGTAGTTGAAACCCAATACAATTCTGGCACAGATTGGTTTGGTACTCCAGTTACTGTAACTACTGGACCAACATATGTTCAAATTGCTCCAACTGCAAACCCAGGACCATTCCTATCAAAATTATCTGGTACGGGGATGACGGTTGGAGACACTTATCGCCTATATGCGGGCACATGGACTGGCTCTCCATATCAATATCAATATTATATTGATTATTTAAATGTTAATAATGTTTATGAAACTATCAGTATGCCAGCAAGTGCATCTACATATACAACAGATAACTATATTGATTTTACTATACCGCTTCGTGCTGCTGGTGGTTATTTAGATATTGTTGTTTATGCAAATAATGGAGTAGATAGCGAACCATGGACATATCAATCATCTACCATTGCACTAGGATCTCCATCAGTAACATCATCTTCTTTATCTCTAACAGACATTACATTAAATTTTTCTAAGGCCCCACTCACATCTGCAACTAGAGCATACATTGATGGAAGTTTCGATGGAGCTACAACTGGAGATGCGTATATATATTTAGGCCTAACTCCAAACACATCCTATGTTTTAACATTAAGAGCTACTACATCTATAGATGGTACACAGGTATTAGGACCACCAGTTTCTAATACATATACAACAAGTACGCTTAATGCTCCTACTGTATCTAATAATTCTCCGACAACAAGTCAATGGTCGGTAAACGTTTCTGCTTTTGCGACAGGAACTGGTTCTGTTGTGCTGACTTATAGCAGTACTGCAGGTGTTTATTCAGCTAATGGTGGAACGATTAATTCACCAGGAAATATTAGTCCAACAGGCCCCTTCCCATCTGGAACCACATACTATTGGAAAGTAACTCCGTATACTGGTGCAAATGGAACTGGTTATGCTGGAACGCCTGTGACTGGTTCAATTACAACAGCTGTTTTTGTTTCTAATGTTACAGCCCCCGTAATTAGTCCAACAAGCGGTGTAGCAGGTTCTGTTACATTTTCAGTTACAAACGGTACATGGAATGGAAATCCAGATCTATACACATATCAATGGAGGTACTGGGATCAAGGAAGTCTTTACCCAGCGATATCTGGAGCAATATCCTCACAGTTTACCCCATCACCTAATTTTACTCAGGTCTACGGAACATCATTGACATGTGATGTTACGGCAAAAAATACTACAACAAATAGTTCTGCAACGCAGAGAGCAAACTATGTTTCTGTTTCTGCTCCAGTAATTTCACCTACCAATGCATCAGCACCAACCTTAAGTGCTTCTTCTCTTACTGTTGGAGGAACTTTGACCGCTGGAGTTGGAACATGGAATAATTCTCCAACAAGCTACGATCTTAGAATTTATAGGGGAACAGCTGGAGTATTGATGAGTGAAACACTTGTTGCTAGTGGAACAAGTACTAGCCTTACGTATGTAACCACACAGGCTGATTATGATTCTGGGGCAAGATATTTTAGAGTTTATGCACAAGCCTCCAACTCTGCTGGATCCTCGTCATGGCAGGCTGGAACTGAGGTAGGCCCAATTGTACCTGCAACATATAAGCCAAAGATTGTTACATCGCCAGCAATTACCCCTACATCTGGAACCCTTGGATCAACATCATTTTCTTGTTCTACTGGAAGCTGGGATGCAAATCCAGCGGTATCTAGTTATTCGTATCAATGGTATTATCTTACAACAGGAGGATGGTCATCATATGGTGGAGCAACATCAAGTAGTTGGACTCCTCCAGCATCTCTAGCAGGTGTTTCTGGATTCCTGTATACTATTTATTGTGTTGTTACTGCTACCAATACAGTAGGAAGCACTACTGCAGGGTCTAATAGCGTTTCAGTAAGTGCAGCAACAACAACTACTACGACAACTACTACTACTACATCTTGTACATGTTATTATCAGGATTATGGAACATACTATTATTCTCCACAATGCTGTCCAACGGGATCCGCTGTAGTTGGTGTTCCAGGAGTATCTACAACATCTGGCTCATGTTGTCCAAATTATAACAAGACAGCAACCACTACTACAACAACTAGGGCATTAGTATATTGGAAATGTAATTCTGCTGACGTTGCAAATCCTTCTAATCCATGCACCTATGTTGGTCAATGTTTGTATGATGGAAATACATATTATCCAGCTGGATGTTGACATAATGGTTAGTATTTGATATAATGATAGGTATGTTGAGTAAGGGTATAATTCATATTTTAAATGATGGAGCAATTGATTCCGTTAGTACAGATACACATTTATTAGCCTGTTTTGTTATTAACGATATTGTAGTCGATAATAATGTATTTTCAAGAGAATTTTTTGAAATGTTTCACAATTCTATCATTAAAGAAGATTCTATCTTAGAAACAGGTGAAGTTCTAGTATCTTTTACAAATAAGGACTCTGGAGAAGTTCAGGGTGTAGTTTTTGATGAAAGACGGGGGGCTATCGTAGTTAGCAATCCTTTATTAATTGAAGTGCCAGAAAATTCAAGGTGGGTAGAAATTGGTTCAAAATATATTGATGGGGTATTTTATCCATGAGCAATAAAACAAGGTGGGAAGAATATTTGGAAAAACAAAAGGACAAAAATCCTAATAAGTCTGTAAAGCCCTGGGACTTGATTAATCCAAATACAGAATATGTAGATCAAGTTATTTCCACAGAAAGATTTGAGATATGTAAGGCTTGTCCAGAGCTATTTGATTTAACCAAGCAATGCAAAAAATGCGGATGTTTTATGGCATTAAAAACTAAGCTTAAAGAATCAACCTGCCCAATTGGTAAATGGTAATGGCTAGCATATTTGTACAGATTCCATCGTATCATGATTATGAATTAGTCAGAACTATTCGTGATGCTATAAATAAAAGTTCAGGTAACCATGTTATTAAGTTTGGCGTACACATATCTTATTATCAAAAAATAGACTTTGATTTACCAGATATTCCCAATGTAAAGTACGAACTAAGTTTAGCCCCAGAAAATATTGGTGTAGGAATATCTAGGTATATTGCAAATTCTTTTTATGATGGTGAAGATTATTATTTTCAAATAGATTCTCATTCACGATTTGAACAAAATTGGGATCACAACCTTATTATGAATTATCTTAAAAATAAATCCAGTGGCGCAAATCCAGTTCTATCTTGCTACCCTGGAGCATATGAATATACGGATGGAACTTTAAATATATTAAACAATAAGGCTCATGTGTCATATACTGATTTTGTTCCAGAGTTAAGTTTTTTAAATGATTTGATACCACATCAAAGAGCTGTTGGAAATTTTTCTAATAATATTTTTACTAAGTCTGTGTCGGCAGCATCTATATTTTCGGATGGTTCAATAGCGTCCGTAGAACCAAATAAAAACATTTTCTTTTGGGGTGAAGAGATATTAACTGCAATTAGATTATTTACTCACGGGTATGATTTAATGTTACCAGAGGCACAAAATGTCTATCATTTATATTATGACGCTGATAAAGGATTTAAGAATCTTAGACGTCAAACATCAGTTGATTTTCCATCAGAATCAAACTACCTTGATAAAAAGTCTAAGCTAGAGCTTGAGCGAATTATAACTACTAAAGAAGTTGGAGCCCAGGCACTTGGATCCTCCAGAACACTCAATGAGTATGAATCTTATGCAAATATTGATTTTTCATTGAAGCAAATACATACATGATATAATATATAAGGAGGAAAACATGACCATATCTTTAACACCAGAAGAAAAGAAGACTATTGTCGAGCAGCACATGAAGACAATTGCTTTTTCTGAGTACAACCTTTCATTAAGCCTTATTGAGGCAAATGCAATGACAGAAAAGAATCAAACAAATATTGACTCTTTAAACTCACAGATGCAAGATGTTGTGGCACAAAAAGCTGTGCTGCAGTCTGAGCTTGATGACATTAATGCAGAAATAAACTCTGCTGTATAGTAATTTATAATTGGGGGTATAAATGGCTACGAAAGAAGAATTAATTATTATTGCATTAAAGCAACAAATTGCTGAAATGTCTGCAGATCATGCAATTACAGTTGCAATGCTTAGAGCAGAATTAACACAGTATGTTGAAAATAACAATAATAAGACAATAGCAGCAGAAGAATATTCAAATGAACTTGCTGCAAAAATGAGTGAAAGTATGTAGCGGAATAATCAAATGCTGAAATGTGAGAAATGCAGTGGTAGAGTTTTTATTGATCGACAGTATACAACCATTAAGCACATTGAGGTATATTGCGTTAGGTGTGGTGGAAGAAAGTTTTATCATCCTCCACAAAATAGCAGGGACGGGTTATGGTTACTAGAAAAGGAATTATTGAGGGCGAGATATACAATAACGAGCCTGTAATTCGTGGTAATCAAACAGTTTGGTTTTTAAATGGTGATTTAGTTAGACTTCATCATAGCTCAAGATCTACAGGTTTAGTTTCTGTCTACAATATCAATAAAGATCGCATTGAAACATGCTTACGTTCTGATTTTAGAAAAAACAGAGAAAAAGCATATACTGTAGCAGAAACTGCAGTTCTTGTCAATAGGCATCGTAAATATTTACCAAGATTAATTAAGCGTGGAGTAATTCCACCACCAGTCGGATCACAGCTTGATGGAAAACGTGGATGGCAAGTACGAGCTTATTACTCAGAGTCGCAAGTAAAAGAGATTCGTGATATACTTGCAAGTATTCATCACGGCAAAGCACGAAAAGATAATTTAATAACAAACAATGTAACACCCACTAGCCAAGAGTTGACAAGGCGAATGGGAGACGGTATACTTACATATACAAAGACAGAAGATGGAAGATTTATTCCAGTCTGGTCAGAAAGCATTTAATATCCTTGGGAGGGGTAGCAATGGAAAACGAAACAACAAAAGTAACAGCAACACTAGGTTATACACTTAATCTAGGAAATTTTCAGTCTCTACGAGTGGATCTTGGAGTAACAGACCACGTTCGTGATGGAGAGACTACTAAAGACGCCATGGACCGTGTTTACGCCTTTGTAGAGAACCAAGTAGTAGAAAAGGTTCAGCAGGGCCGAGAAGCTCTTGTAGAGGAATAAAATGGCTGAGCGCAAAGACCGTATGGCTTTGCTCAGTCGATACAATAAGTTTTATCTACAAAGATATGAGCAAAAGTCTAATCTCAATCTAAATGTTGAGCAATGGGCAGCAGATGCCTTAGTTGAATCTTATGGCCTGCCTGCATGCTATGACCTATTAGAATATTACTTTTCAATAGCACAAGAACCTTCTTGGAATTTCTTTGCATATAATGCAGAGCGAATTATCAATGGTAGGGATGAAGTCACACAAGATATCAAAGAGCGCAAAGAGCGACGAGAATTAGCGAGGAAGTGGTTAAGTGAATAATACAGAGGCAAAAGTTATTTCAGCTGTGCTGAATGACAAGCAGATGCATGTTTTGTTGCAAGCCAATGTAGAGTCTATTTTAAAAACACATACAGATGTTTGGACATTCATTAAGCGTTACTTTGAAAACAATAACGCAGTTCCTCCAGTATCTCTTGTTGTAGAGAAGTTTAGAGATTTTAATCCAGTAGAGGGTATTGGATCAACCAAGTACCACTTGGATGAACTTCAAGGCGAGTATCTCACAGATAGCCTAAAAGATATTATTAGAAATGCTGCTTCTGAAGTTCAGAGTGGGCAAGGAACAAAGGCTCTTGAAGAACTTATTACAAAAACATCCGAGTTAAAGAAAAATACAGCTGCTATTAGAGATGTTGATGCAACAGATATTGATTCTGCAGTTGCATATTATGAACAGGTACAAAAGATGAAAGATGCTGGAGTACTAGGAATCAAAACAGGCTTGCCAGGATTTGACAATTATCTCCCATCTGGGATTATGCCAGGTCAACTAGGGGTGTTCCTAGCATATCCAGGAATTGGAAAGTCCTGGCTTGCTCTTTATTTTGCGGTACAGGCATGGAAGCAGGGTAAGTCACCACTTATCATCAGTCTTGAAATGTCTGAAACAGAAGTCCGTAATCGTGTATACGCAATTATGGGAGAAGGATTATGGTCTCACCGCAAATTGAGCAATGGTGAAGTTGAATTAGATATGATGAAAAAATGGCATGCTAGTAAATTGGCAGGTAGACCAGAGTTTAACATTATATCTAATGATGGTGGTGGAGAAGTAACTCCATCAGTTATTCGTGGAAAGATTGATCAGTATAAGCCAGACTTTGTTGTTGTAGATTATCTTCAGTTGATGAGTCCAAACCAAAAGTCTGAAAGCGAAGTTGTTAAGATGAAAAATCTTTCTCGTGAGCTAAAGCTTATGGCTATTGGTGATGAAGTTCCAATTATTGCTATCTCATCAGCTACACCAGATGATGTCAAGGATTTGAGTAGTGCTCCAACTCTAGCTCAAACAGCATGGTCAAAGCAGATTGCATACGATGCTGACTGGGTATTAGCGCTGGGTAGAGCAACGAATAGTGATATCATTGAATGTGTATTCAGAAAAAACCGTAATGGTTTTATGGGAGACTTCCTCGTAGAGGTAGATTTCGATAAGGGCTATTACAGATATAAGGACTTTGAAGATAAAAATGGCTAAAGATATTTATACAGAAGAACAGATCAAACGAGTATTAACAGGTGCAGGAATTGATATTGAGGCTGAATATGGAACTGATTATATAGTTTATTGTCCATATCACAACAATAGCAGAACTCCAGCTGGAGAAGTATCCAAAGAATCTGGCTTATTCTTTTGTTTTGGATGTCAAACAACTAAATCTCTTATAGAATTTGTAATGCATACATCAGGTCGTAGTTATTTTGAGGCAATGCGTTTTATTAAAAGCAAAGAGCAAGAAAGTAATATTGAATCTGTTGTCAATAAAGCATTGCTAGCTCCACCAGATTTTGTGCCTTATGATGAATTGATGATCAAAAGATTGGGAAGACAAGCCTTAGAGTCCCCAAGAGCTGTGCGATATTTTGAAGGTAGAAGCATCACTAGAGACTCAATGCAAAAGTTTGACTTAGGATATTCTGAAAAGCAGGATTCAGTTATAGTACCTATGCATTCTCCAGATGGTGTATGCATTGGTTTTGTTGCAAGAACTGTAGAAGGAAAAGAATTTAAGAATACTCCAGGACTTCCGAAAAGTAAAATTCTTTTTAACTTGCATAGGGTAAAGGCTTCAAGTATAATATATGTAGTTGAATCATCTTTTGATGCAATTAGACTTGATCAAGTAGGATTCCCTGCAGTGGCAACACTAGGGGCAAATGTTTCTGCAACGCAGATAAAATTGTTAGAAAAATATTTTAACAACATTGTCTTAGTTGCGGATAACGATGAGGCAGGTAGGATTATGTCTGAAAAACTAAAAGACAAATTGGGGAATGCCTTAACAATAATAAAACTAAATAAACAATATAAAGACATCGGTGATATGGATGATGATGCAATTAGAAAACTTGAGTTTTCATTTGACAATTCCATTGAAGCTATGCTACAATAAATAAAACACACAAGGAGAAAAAAATGACTGTTGTAAAGGGACTTAAAAATATCAACGCCCTAGTCGAAAAACCAAAAACAGAATCATCAGGAATCAAAGTACGCTGGGTAAAGCTAGCCGATGGTCAATCTGCAAAGATCCGTTTTGTAAATGAGCTAGATTCAGATTCAGCACACTACAATGAACAGCGTGGACTCGCTGTTGTTGTTTCAGAACACACAAACCCAAAGGACTACAAGCGCAAGGCTGCATGTACACAGGATACAGAAGGTCGTTGCTTTGGTTGTGAAATGGCTCGTAAGGAGCCTAAGAGCGGTTGGAAGGCACGTCTACGCTTCTACACTAACGTTCTTATGGATGACGGTCTAGAAGACCCTTATATCGCAGTCTGGTCACAGGGCATTAGCAAGCAGTCTGCATTTAATACAATTCGTGAGTATGCACTTGAAACAGGAAGCATCTCAAATATTCAGTGGAAGCTAAAGCGTAATGGTCAGGGAACTGAAACTAATTACACACTTATTCCATCTGCACCAGATTCAGAGCCATTTAACTGGGGCACACATGAACCGTTCAACCTAGAAAAGGTTGTTCGTGAAGTTCCATACGCAGAACAGGAAACGTTCTACTTTGGATTTGATACACCGTCTGTTACTACAACTAACATCGACTGGTAATCAATGAACTACGTTGGCTTACATGTACATACACACTATTCCTTGATGGATGGTGTTGCTACTCCAGAAGAATACGTGAACCGTGCAGTTGAGTTGGGGATGCCTGCAATCGCAATCACCGACCATGGTACTTTATCTGGGCACAGGGAACTGCACCGTGTTGCAAAAGCAAAAGGTATTAAGCCAATACTTGGCATAGAAGGCTATATGACTACAGATATGGCTGACAAGAGAGCAAAGGCAGACCGCACTGATCCTCTTGATCTAAATTATCATCATATAGTTCTTCTTGCCAAGAACCAACAGGGTTTAGAAAACCTAAACAAGATTAATGAAATTGCGTGGACAGACGGTTTCTTCAGTAAGCCACGCTTTGATTTTGAAATTTTAAAGAAATATAAAGAAGGCATCATTGTAACATCTGCTTGTTTAAGTGGGTGGATTGCAAAGGCAGTAGAACTAGGAGAACTAGCAACTGCTAAGAAGTATATATCATGGTTTAAAGAAGAGTTTGGCAATGACTATTACATTGAAGTAATGCCACATAATCCTGCAGAGGTAAATAAAGGACTTCTTGATTTAGCAGAGTCTATGGGGGTTAAGCCAGTAATTACTCCAGATTGCCACCACTCTGATGTTGATCAAAAGGTTATTCAGGAAATGATGCTTATTCTGAATACTCATGCTAAATTGCAAAAAGATGCAACATACGAAAAGTCTAAGAAGTATTCAGATATGATGGAGCGCCTAGATTATCTATATGGCGCTGACCGCATGATGAGTTTTAGATCGTTTGATATTCACCTACTTTCATATGAAGAAATGAAAGATGCGATGGCAAAGCAGGGTATTGAGAATGAACAGATGTTTGAGTCTACTATTGAGATTGCTAATAAGGTAGAAGAATATGACATTAAGAGTGGTTTAAACCTACTTCCAGCACAGTATAAGAATCCTGGACAAGAACTTAAAAAGCTTGCTCTAGAAGGTTTGGAAAAGCGTGGTTTTGCAGATAATCAAGAATACTTAGATAGACTAGACGAAGAGCTTAAGGTTATTAATGATAAGAAGTTTGCTCCATACTTTCTAGTTGTTCGAAATATGTTGAACTGGGCTAAAAAAGAAGGAATTATGGTTGGTCCAGGTCGTGGTTCTGCTGCAGGTTCTTTACTTTGTTATGCTCTTGAGATTACGGATATTGATCCAATCAAACATGGATTGTTGTTCTTCCGATTTATTAATCCAGAACGTAATGACTTTCCAGATATTGACTCAGACATTCAGGATTCACGTCGTGATGAGGTAAAGGATTATCTTGTTAGACAATATCGACATGTTGCATCAATTACCACATTCCTTGAATTTAAAGACAAGGGTGTTGTTCGAGATGTAGCACGTGCTTTAAATATTCCGTTGGCAGATGTAAACAAGGTTTTAAAGACAGTAGATACATGGGATGAGTATTGTACTTCAAAAACAACACGGGAATTCCGTGAAAAATATCCAGAGGTAGAAAGATATGGAGAGCAGTTACGTGGTCGTATTAGGGGTACTGGTATTCACGCTGCAGGAGTTGTTACTAGTAAAGATCCAATCTTTAGGTATGCGCCGTTGGAGACTCGCTCTGTTACTGGAAATGACGTTCGCATTCCAGTTGTTGCAGTTGACATGGGGGAGGCTGAAAACATTGGCTTGATTAAGATTGATGCTTTAGGACTAAAAACTTTATCTGTTCTAAAGGATACTCTTGATATTATTGAAGATAGATATGATAAAAAGATTGATCTTTTATCTATAGATATGGATGATAAGAATGTTTATCAAATGCTTTCAGATGGATATACTAAGGGTGTATTCCAATGTGAAGCAGCACCATATACTAACCTTCTTATTAAGATGGGCGTTAAGAATTTGGCAGAACTTGCTGCTTCTAATGCTTTGGTTCGTCCTGGTGCTATGAATACAATTGGTAAAGATTATATTGAGCGCAAGCATGGACGTCAAAATATTAATTATCTTCATCAAGTCATGAAGCCATTTACAGAAGAGACCTTTGGATGTGTTCTCTATCAAGAACAAGTTATGCAAGCTTGCGTTGAACTTGGTGGCATGTCTATGGCAGATGCGGATAAGGTTCGTAAGATTATTGGAAAGAAGAAAGATGCAAAAGAATTTGATGAGTTCAAAGACCGTTTCATTAGTGGTGCTAGCAAGTATATTGCTCCTAACGACGCTCTTGACTTATGGCATGATTTCGAGGCCCACGCAGGATATTCTTTCAACAAGTCCCACGCCGTTGCCTACTCAACACTCTCATACTGGACAGCATGGTTAAAATACCACTATCCTCTAGAGTTTATGTATTCACTATTAAAGAATGAAAGTGATAAAGATGCAAGAACAGAATATCTTATCGAAACGAAACGCATGGGCATCCCTGTTAAACTACCACATATTAATGATTCAGATATTGATTTTAAGATTGAGGGTAAGGGTATCAGGTTTGGACTCACTGCGATTAAGTTTATCTCAGAAAAGATTGCAAGCCGTTATATTGAGGCACGTCCTTTTGCTTCGTATAAAGAACTTGAAGAGTTCACCTTTACGAAAGGCAATGGAGTTAACAGCAGAGCACTACAAGCCTTAAGAGTAATTGGCGCTGCAACATTCCCTGATAATCCAATGAATGAGTCAGAGATTAAAGAAAATCTATATGAGTATTTAAACTTGCCAGAATTTAATATGCCAGTGCCACAGCATTACTATGCATATATTAATGATATCGATGACTTTGAAGAAAAGGGATCGTTTATTTTGATGGGCATGGTCAAGAGTATTAAACGAGGAACAGGATGGTCTAGAGTAGAAATTCTAGATAAGACTGGTTCTGCAGGAATCTTTGATGAAGAGCAAACGGCAATTGAGTCTGGACGAACATATTTGATCTTGGCTTCTGACAATAGGATTGTTTCTTCTATTCCTGTTGATGAGATTAAAAACTCTTCCGATGCTTTAGTTAAATTCTTAAATTACAAGATGCTTCCATTCAAGGATGATGATATGTTTGTGATATCATTTAAACCTAGAATGACTAAAGCAGGTAAAAAAATGGCATCATTAACGCTAGCTGATGCATCAAGAAATCTTCATCCTGTAACGGTATTTCCAACAGCATTTGCAAAAGCATACATGAAGATTGAAGAAGGCAATACATATAAGTTTTCATTTGGTAAAACAAAAGATGGAACAGTCATATTGGAGGATATAAATGTTTGATGAACTAGCAGAACAACTACACACAACAGCAGTAGAAAAAGGATTTTGGCCAGAAGAGATCGATGATATTTTTGTTGCAAAACAATGTATGATGATCGTATCTGAGGTTACAGAAGTAATGGAAGCAGTACGCAAGGATAAGGGTGAAGAGGAAATTGCAAAAGAATTTGCAGATATTATTATTCGTACCCTAGATCTCTATGCAGGAATGGTCGAAGCAGGGTATACTAAGATATCACTAGATTACGCTATGGATACAAAGACACAGTTTAATAAGACAAGACCAGAGAAGCACGGAGTAAGATTCTAATGACAGTCACGGTAGAAGAAGTTTTATCACAGCTAAATCCAAAACTACGCAAAAATATTATGGTTGGAGATGCTGTTCCAGCTACAGAGTTTGCACAAACTCCTAGCTATGGACTAAACCGTGCACTTGGCGGAGGATTGCCATATGGACGCCAGATCCTTATCTGGGGTAATAAGTCTGCTGGTAAGTCCTCATTCTGCCTTCAGATCATCGCTAAGGCCCAAAAAGAGGGCAAGGTGTGTGCATGGATAGACTCAGAAATGTCATATGACAAGTCTTGGGCTGAGAAGCTTGGGGTAGATACATCAAAGCTTATTTATTCACAGGCTAGAACTATTAATGACATGGTTGATGTTGGTGTACAGCTTATGGAAGCAGGAGTTGATATGATTGTAGTTGACTCTATTACATCTATGCTTCCTGCTGTATATTTTGAAAAAGATTCTGACGAACTTAAGCAACTAGAGAATACAAAGCAGATCGGTGCTGAGTCAAGAGATTTTAGTAATGCTTGGAAGATGTTGAATTATGCTAATAACAAGGTTAAACCAACTATGTTGGTATTAATTTCACAGCAACGCAATAATATTAGTGCAATGTATACTAAGCCAGAACCTACTGGCGGTAATGCAACTAAGTTTTATTCATCAACAGTAGTTAAGTTATTTTCATCAGAATCAGATAATCAAGCATTGAAGGGAAAGATTCATGTTGGCGACAAGCTTATTGAAGAAAAGATTGGCAGAAAAGTCAGATGGGAACTACAGTTTTCGAAAACTTCTCCTGGTTTTCAGTCTGGCGAGTATGATTTCTATTTTAGAGGTCCTGATACTGGTGTTGATAGTGTGGGAGATCTCGTCGATACTGCTGAGTTAATGGGTATTGTTTCTAGAACTGGTGCATGGTATCAACTTGAAGATGGCACTAAGGTGCAGGGTCGTGACGGATTCATTAGTCGTGTTAAAGAAGATCTAGACCTTCAAGAAGACATTATGAGTAAGGTATCTAATGTCTGATCAACTTTTTATGGTTGTTCAAGGACAATTTATATGTAAGACATGTAAGGTTGAGTGTAGAGCAGCTAGATTCTGGTATGGCTCTGGAGAAATCTCATGGCTATGTTCTGAAAAGCATATTTCTAAAGTAGGCCTTAAGGCAGAAAAGAAGAAGAAGAAGGATTTTGCTCATGAGTGAGAGATCAGAAGCAAAAAGAATTGGTGCTAAGCAAGTTAAAAATAGTGGGCGTGGAACCAAGAAGGGGGACGCTGTTTGGAATAACTTTACAGTTGATTTCAAAGAGTATCCAAAGGGATTTACGGTAAATAAGGACAACTGGGCCAAGGCGGTAACAGATGCTCTTAAAAATAAAAACGATCCAGCTATATTTGTTATCCTTGGGGAGGGTAATGCAAAAGTGCGTTTGGCAATTATTGAAGCGGGAATTTTAGAACAACTTGTAGGAGAGCAATAATGGAAAACGAATCACAAAAAACAACGATTGATATGGTTAATGGTCTAGCAGAAATAGCTGACTATATGAACGATGAAGAGCTCACAGTGGCTTTAACTACCATTGCAAAGCTTATTCTTAAACCAGATATACCAATCCAAGCAGCTAGTCTTGAAATTGTTAGACTTCAGGCAATTGCAGCAAAGTTATCTTTAAAGGCTACTTGGATGGCTAATGTAGACAAATCAGATAGATCAAAAAAGAATATTTACTATACAGCAGCAGAGGCTGTCAACAATCTTGTTTCTGCTCTCAAGTACATCATGCGTTAATGCTATAATAGAGATAAGAGCAGAGGGAAAATGACAAGAAATTTATTAAAACAAGTAATGGTTCAACAGCCAGATAAGCCTGCAAAGAAGAAGTTTGTGCAGGCATTTGATGTTGATGGTCTGGTAGAACAAATCAAGTCTGGATATACAGTTGACAGAGGGCCAAAGCATACAAAGAAAAAAACATTTGCACCATCTACAATCGCATATGGTCATGGTGTGTGTCCAAGATATTGGTATTTAGCTTTTGAGGGTAATATTTTTGAAGATGAGGCAACTCCAGATAACGTTGCAAATATGGAAAACGGAACATTGTCTCATGAAAGAATTCAAAGTGCAATGATGAAGTCAAATGTTGCAAAGGTATTCAAGGACGATAATGGGCAAGATACAACAGAATTCAAGATCATTAACAACGATCCTGGTATTTTTGGCTATGGCGATGCTATAGTCGAATGGAATGGTGAAGAGTTAGCTGGAGAAATTAAAACAATGTCTAGCGAAGCTTTTGAGTATTTCAAAAATAACAAGACTCCTAAGAAGGGGCACTTGGTTCAATTACTTATCTACATGAAGATTCTTAAAAAGGCAAGGGGTGTGCTAATTTATGAAAATAAAAACAATCACGACATGATTGCTTTTCCTGTAGAGGTAAATGATGGATATAGAAAATGGGTAGACTATGCGTTTGACTGGATGAGAGAAGTCAAAAAGGCTTCCGACAACCAAACATTGCCCACAAAGAATTACAGAGCTAATTCTAAAGTGTGCAAAAGTTGTCCAGTTAAAGCAGCATGTGCTGAAGCAGAGGCAGGGACTATTAAGATAGCGTCTCTGGAGGAATTGAGTGAAACTATGTAGTAGATGTGACACTAGGTTTACACCTAAGGTCAGTTACCAAATATATTGTAGCGATATTTGTAGAGAAGAAGCTACAAAAGAAAAAATACTGGAACGGTATAGAGTTACTCGTCGCCAGAATAGGATTGGTAAGAAAAGACTTTGTTTGGGTGGATGCGGAATGGCTATATCTATATACAACGATGCTGGATTCTGTTCTAATTGCAATGTAAGCAAGAAGGCTGTGGATAAGATGCTTAAGCAGATTAAAGGATTTTTTGACTATGAACAAGACAACTAGTCCTGATAAGATCTTTTGTATTGATGCTAATACAACAAGCTTAGCTTTTTCAGTTTACACCCATGGAAAATTATATTCCTACGGCAAAGTAACTTTTGAAGGCTCAACATTATTTGATAGAATAGGTGATGCTGTCAAGAAAACAAAAGCTTTACTCGATATGATCGGTATGGTAGATGCAGTCGTTATTGAGCAGTCAGTTTTTATGAATAGTCCTAAAACATTAATAGATTTATCTATGATTCAAGGGGCAATTCTAGGTGGTTCTGCGATGTCTGGGATTACTGTTTTTGGCACCGTACCACCAATTACATGGCAAACATTTCTTGGTAATAAAAAGCTTACAAAAGATGAACAGCTTTTGATTAGAAACAAGACACCTGGAAAATCTGTAGCATGGTACAAAAACTATGAGCGTAACCTACGTAAAGAGAGAACCATGAGATTATTGGAGATAATTTATGATCAAAAGATTGAAGATAATGACGTGGCTGATGCTTGCGGTATTGGGCATTATGCTATTAACAATTGGTCTAAAGTAGTAAAGGTTGACAAATAAAGCTATGGCTGCTAAACTATATACTAACGAGACTTGGCTTCGTAAGCGATTTACGCTAGACAAAAAGTCTCCAGAGGAAATTGCAAAGGAGTGTGGAGCAAGCGTAGAGACTATCTATGTATATCTTGCTAAGTTTGGTCTCCGCAAATCAAAACGATGAGAATTTTAAAACACCTATTGCATGTAGCATCAGCTAAATCAAAGATGCTCTTTTGCAAACATCCAGAGTCTTACAGCTCTTCATGCCCATTCACGGGATTAACATACACATACTGCAAGCGTTGTTTAAAAAAGATTAGGACTAATAAGACAAATGGATAAGAAGTTTGATATTAAGGTTGACCAAGTCAATCATCCTACGCACTATACTAGCCACCCAAGCGGTATTGAAGCTTTGCAGGTCACAAGACATATGAATTTTAATCTAGGTAATGCAATGAAGTATATCTGGAGAGCTGGAATCAAGAGTGAAGATAAGCACATCGAAGATTTGGAAAAGGCAATTTTCTATATTCAGGATGAGATTAAACGACTGAAGGGTGAATACAATGGACGCAGAGATTGAGATCGTCAAACACCTTGATGAAGTAAATACGGTTGTTGCTGAATATTTAAAAGGTAGCGATCCAACACGTATTTCAAAACAGCTTAATCTCCCACGTACAAGAGTTGTCGCTCACTTAGATGAGTGGAAGAGGATGGCATCTGATAATACAGCTATTCGTATTCGTGCAAAAGAAGCTTTGGTTGGTGCTGATGAACACTATACAAAACTAATCAAGCAGGCATATGAAGTTATTGATGATGCAACAACAACTGCAAATCTTGGAGCAAAGACTGCAGCAATTAAACTTGTTATGGATATTGAATCTAAGCGTATTGACATGCTTCAAAAGGCTGGATTGTTAGAGAATAAAGAGTTGGCTGAAGAAATGGTTGAGATTGAAAAGCGACAGGAAGTTCTTGTTGGAATCTTGCGTGATATTGCTGCTACTCATCCAGAGGTACGTGATCTTATCATGAAGAGACTTTCTTCTATTGCTAAAGAAGGCGAAGTGATTACAGTTGTCCACGATGTTCAATGATTTTCTTGATGCATTAAAAGAAAATGTTTTCAGGGAAATACCAGTAGATGTAAAGACATTTGTCGAATCTCCAGAATACTTGGGGCAACCTTCTCTATCTACCATTCAGTATGATGTTGTAGAAGCAATGAGTCAGATTTATAGACAGGAAGACCTAGAAGAAGTTTTGGGTACAGAGGAAGGGGCACGTCATTATAAAAAATATACAAAGAATGAAATCATCCTTCAGCTTGGTAAAGGTAGTGGTAAAGACCACGTTTCTACTATTGGCTGTGCTTATGTTGTTTATAAACTTTTATGTCTTAAAGACCCTGCGAGATACTTCGGGAAACCACCTGGAGATGCTATAGATATTATCAACGTTGCTATTAACGCTGAGCAGGCTAAGAACGTATTCTTTAAAGGTTTCAAGACAAAAATTGAAAAGTCACCATGGTTTGCTGGAAAGTATGATCCAAAGGTAAACTCGATTGGCTTTGATGAATCTATCACTGTTTATTCTGGACACTCTGAAAGAGAATCTCATGAGGGTTTGAACTTGTTTATGGCAGTTCTTGACGAGATTTCTGGTTTTGCTACTGAGGTAGGAACTGGAAATGAGCAGGGCAAAACTGCTGATAACATCTATAAAGCTTTTCGTGGTACTGTAGATTCTCGTTTTCCAGATCTTGGTAAGGTTGTGTTGCTTTCCTTCCCCCGCTACGTAGGAGACTTTATTTCAAAGCGGTATGAAGATGTAATCATGGAAAAAGAAACTATTCATCGCACACATAAGTTTATTATTAATGAAGAACTTCCAGAAGGTCCAGACAATGAGTTTGAGATTGAGTGGGATGAAGATCATATTATTTCATATAAGTATCCAAGAATGTTTGCATTAAAAAGACCTACTTGGGAAGTTAATCCAACACGTAAAATTGAAGATTTTAAGATTGCCTTTATTACAGACCTAGGAGATGCAATGATGCGTTTCTTGTGTACACCAACGTACTCATCTGACGCATTCTTTAAACAAAAGGATAAGCTAGAAAAATGTATGAGCTTAAGAAATCCAATTGATACCGCTAAGAGATTTGATACCACCTTTGCTCCAGACCCAGATAAAGTTTACTATGTTCACGCTGACCTTGCACAAAAACATGACAAATGTGCCGTTGCAATTTCACATGTGGATCGATGGGTCAATATTCAGGTTATCAAAGATTATGAGCAGGTAGCCCCAATAGTAGTTGTAGATGCTGTTGTTTGGTGGGAACCAAAAGTAGAAGGCCCAGTTAATCTATCTGAGGTTAAACAATGGATTCAAGGATTAAGAAGACAAGGATTTAACATAGGATTGGTATCATTTGACCGATGGCAGTCATTTGATATTCAGCAAGAATTACAGGCTGTAGGAATGAAAACCGACACAGTATCTGTAGCAAAAAAACATTATGAAGATTTGGCAATGATGATTTATGAAGAAAGAGTTGCAATGCCAAATATTCCACTATTGTTAGAAGAAATGTCTGAGTTAAAAATCACAGACAATGGTAAGCGTGTAGACCATCCACGTAAAAAATCTAAGGACTTAGCGGATGCAGTATGCGGATCAGTATTTAATGCTATCTCTCATACTCCTAAAAACCCTAATGTCGTTGTTGAGGTTCATGATTGGTCAACTGCAGCCCGATTTGCAAGAGAGCAGGAAGCTGTGGTAAAATTAGAGAACAAGGAAATGCCAAGCGATGTTCAGGATTACCTGGATAGGCTTGGATTAATCTAAGTAAACAAACAAATACAAACAAGGAGAAAGAATGAATTCATTCAAGAAGGTCGCTCTTGGCGTGGTTGCAGCCATGACATTGGGCACACTAGTAGCAACACCTGCAAGTGCTGCAGTAGCAACTACACTCACAGTAGGTGGAAGCTCACCAGCAACAGCGGGTACAACAGTAGCAACTTCAATTGCATTGCCAGTTCCAGCAGATAACTCTGTAGACTCAGCAGATGCTCTTAAGATTGCTATCACAGGTCTTGACACAGGAACAACTGTTTCTGCAGTCGTTACAGCAGGTAAGATCGTTACAGCTCTTGCAACTGTTTCAGCACCTGTAGCAGCATCAGCAGGATCAACATCTGCATCAGTAAGCACTGGTACAGGAACAACTGCTGATTTTTATGTATTTACTACTACAACTGCACAGGGATCTGTAGCAGTTACAGTTGGTGGAAACGTAACAACATATTACTTTAACGGTACCGCTGGTGCACTTAATACAATTGCTCTTGATGCTCCATCTTCTGGCGCTGCAGGAACAGTTGTTTCACCAAAGGTAATTGGTTATGACGTATTTGGTAACGTAAAGGGTGGGGCATCAATTAGCCTTCAGTACATCACTCCAACTGCATCAACAACATATTCTTTGACAACAGATACAGCAACAGCAACACTTGGTACAAAGACACAGGATGTAACACTTCCTGCATCTGGTACAGTAACTCTTGTTGCAACTGCAACTGTTGCTACCGTAGTGACTGGTCTTGCAGCACCACTTGGTGTTATCGTTAAGACAGCAACTGTTCGTGATCTTGCTGCAGAACTTGCTGCAAAGAACTCAGAACTTGCAGTGGCAGTAGCCCAACTTGCTGCAGAAAAGGCAGCAGGAGCAAAGGCACTAGCAGACGCTAAGGCACTAGCAGACGCAGAACTTGCAAAGTCTAAGGCAGAAACAGCAGCAGCTAATGCTGCTCTTGCTAAGGCAAACATTGACAATGCTACAGCTCTTAAGGCTGTAAAGGATGCTTTCAACGCACTTGCTAAGAAGTGGAATGCAAAGAATCCAAAGGCTAAGGTTGCAACTCTTAAGTAATCTTAACTATATTAAGGGAGTCAGTTAACGCTGGCTCCCTTTTTATTTTGTGTTATAATTATCTTAATACTCTTACGACCCCTTAGGAGAGAAAAATTAAGACCCTGTTTAAGTTTAGTTTAGTTGGATTATTAGTCACACTATGGCTAATCTTTTCACCTTCTGAAACAGCTATTGCTGATGAAATTACCGTACAGGTGTCACCTTCTACATCAGATACATCTACAGCAACAATAACACCAACAGCCATTATAGAGTCAGCACAATCTGCAATAACTCAGGCTGAAAGTACAACGGCAACCATAGAAACACAAGCACAAGCCATTACACAGCCTACAGAAACAATTACAGCCACTATCGCACAGGCACAGGTTTCTATTGATCAGGCTCAAGCAGTAGTAGATAGTGCTACTGTGGCTATGGCTCAGGTTGATTCTGCAACGGTATCTGTAGAAGTGGCTCAACAAGATGTACAAATATCTCAAATAGCAGTAGATTCACAAACAGCTGTAGTTGAAGTAAAAGTATCGATAGTTGATTCAGCAACAGCAGTTGTAGAAGCAAACACATCTCCTGGATTGACAATGACGGTTTATCAAGATCGTGGATATAACAATGCTCCTCCACAAGGGGCAGGAACTGTTGTATCTGTAACTACTGATACAAATGGTATTAATGAGCCTTGGGGCGGTGGAGGGCCTGCTAATACGTATCCTGAAGATTTTCAAGTTAAGTGGGAAGGGATTTGGACTCCACAATATACTGGGACACAGTGGATTTATGCACCAGCAGATGATGGAACAAAATTATATTTAGATGGACAACTAGTCATTAATGATTGGTATGACAAGGGTGGTGGTGGATCAACTGCTGCAGTTCAAACAACAGCAGGAGTTGGTAAAGATTTTGAATTTTGGTTTTATGAAAATGGCGGTGGAGCATCGGTTGCATTGATGAGATATAACGGAGATGGATCGTGGTCAGTAATTCCTGCATCTGAATTTTCTACTACATCTGCAACACCAGAACAGATTGCTACATTACAAACAGCACAAACAGATTTTCAAGTTGCTCAGGCAACGCTTGATGTATTAGAAACAGATCTTGAAGTAGCAGAAGCAGATTTAACAGAAGCACAAACCAATCTTACAACTGCAAAAAATAATCTAGTATCTGCACTTTTAGCAGTAGATATTGCAGTTACAATAATGAATAATAATGTTACAACAGCACAAACATTAGTAGCCTCTACACTTGCTGCCGAAGAAGCAGAAAGAGCAAGGATTGCTGAAGAAGCAAGACAAGCAGAGATTGCTAGACAGGCAGCGATAGCAGCGGAAGCTGCAAGAGTTGCTGCAGCAGAAGCATATGCAGCAGAACAAGCAAGAATTAAAGCTGAAGCAGAGGCAAAAGCAGCAGCGGAAGCTGCAGCAAAGGCTGAGGCAGATAGACTTGCTGCCGAAGCTGAGGCACAAAGATTAGAGGCAGAGAGAATTGCTGCTGAAGAGGCTGCAAAGAAAGCAGAAGAAGAAGCCAAAGCCAAGGCTGATGCTGAAGCTAAAGCTGAGGCTGATCGCTTAGCAGCAGAAGCAGAAGCTAAAGCCAAGGCAGAAGCAGATGCAAAAGCAGAAGCAGAAAGATTAGCCATTGAAGAAGCAAAAATTAAAGCAGAAGCTGAAGCAAAGGCAAAAGCTGAGGAAGAAGCCAAAGCATTAGAAACTAAAAAAGCTGAAGAAGCAGCTAAAGCTAAAGCAGAAGCAGATGCGTTAAAAAAGGCAGCTGAAGATGGCAAGTTAACAGAGGCACAAAAAGAAGTAGTAGTAGAAAATCTAATAGCAAGCTTACAACCAGGCCAAGCAATATCCTCAGCAGATATAAAAGCTTCTGGTATTTCATATTCTGACCTTCCACCAGCAACACCAGTAGATGTTAGAACTGATGAAAATGGAAGCGCAGTCGTTATAACAGCTGAAGTTGCTGCTCAGGTTGAATTAGTTTCAGACCCAGCAGCATTATTATCAACAGCATTATCAGATCCTGGAGCAGCTTTGGCAGCTCTTGGAAGCATTGGAGCAGATATGTCTCCAGCAGAAAGAGAAGAAGCAACCAAGATGGTTGTGGCAACAGTAGTGGCAGCAGGAGCAGCTTTAAATGCTGTAGGTGTTGCAACTGGTGGATCAGCACCAACAGGTGGTGGTTCATCTGGACCAAGTGGGGGTACAAACTCAGGCGGTTCAAGGAGGAATGAAAGATGGTAAAACTACTAAAAGATATTCTTGATCAACAGTGGACCCTCCTAGGCATGTTTATTGCTTGGGTTGTTTTGGACGGTAGTGCCAAAGCAGTTGTTGGTTATGGAATTATTTTAACTACTATAACTTGGATATTAACTTATCCAATTAGGAATAGAGGAGACGAATAATGAATGGTGTCAAAAATATTTGGAACATTCTAATGCGTATTGTTGCGGTGTTTGCTGCCAATGGTCTTGCTGTAATTGGCGCTGGTGCAATTGCTGGCATTTCTACAGTCAAAGCTATTACAGTTGCTGGACTGACAGCAGTAGCAGCGGTAGTTGAGAAACTTGCTCGTGCATTTATGGATGACGGAAAGCTAACAGCGGATGAGATTAATTCAGCATTTTCTACTACAGACAAAAATGCAGTTACTGTAGAAGATATGGTTGTTGAAAAGCGTAGAGCTAAGGCTAAGGCTTAAATCTAAGCTTAATTGACGCCCCTCCTAGTTGATGGTATACTAGATATACTTGACCAGGAGGGGTTTCCGTTGCCAAAATCACGATCTGTTATTTTTGGTTTGTGCGAAGAGTACTATACTAAAAGTCTAGAACATGATGCAATCGCATCTTCCTATGCAAACATTAAAGACCAAAATGATAGCTGGAATGACTATAGCTATCATGATGTAGACCCTTTTCTTAAAATTGTAAAATCATATAAAAAGAAAATTGAGGCTGCAGAGCCTATGGACTATTACGATGAATTAGCTAAAAAGATTATCCTAATAGATATGGATAACTATATTAATGATGCAGATGATCTTTGGCCTTATACTTACTTTGGTTCCGTGTTTTCTGAAGCGCAAAGCCTTTTTGAGGTTTTTGAGGTTATGCCTAAGGACACCCGTAAAGATGTTTTAAACATTATAAAGCGTTTGGAAAAGATGCCAGTAGCCTTAAACCAATGGGCACATTCCTTAAAGATAATTCAGTCTAAGGGTCACTCAAATGCTAAAATGAGAATTGATTTTGTCATTGCTATTTTAAATAATTTATCAGACGGTAAAATATCAAAATATGCAGAAACAGTAGATAAAGATGATAAGAGATTAATGAAAGCTGCGAGAGAGGCTGAGATGGCTTTTGAACAGCTATCAGCTTGGCTTGAAGCAAAGTATAAGCCACTTGCAGAAGAAAACTGGAGAGTTGGCAAGCAAAGATATATTAAGACAGTAAAAGATCAAAGTGGACTGACTATTGATCCGAAAAAAGTTTATTATGACGGTATGCATGAGCTATCTCTTATTAATGAGCAAATGTGGGAAGTTGGAAAGCAGATTGATCCAAATGCTACAAAGCTAAGTGATTTTTCTAAGATACTAAACAATGATCCAGAATATATCATAGAGGGTGTAGATAACTTTAAAGCTTTTTTAGAGGGTGTTACCTCTAAAGCTATTAAAGATATGAGTGGAAAGTATTTTACAATTCCCGTTGCTATTAAAAAATGTGAAGTCGTTATGGATGAGGATACTATTGATGAGTCTCCGTATTATAAAGGTCCATCAGATGATCTACAGCGTCCAGGTAAAACTTACTATCCTACTTTAGGTCGAACTAAATTTACAACCTGGGAAAATTATTCTACATGGTTTCATGAATCCGTTCCTGGGCACCATATGCAAATTGCAACCTCTACACTAAATAAAGAAACATTAAGTGTGTATCAAAGAGAGTACGCATGGAATAGTGGTTACGGTGAAGGCTGGGCACTTTACTCTGAAAAATTAATGGATGAACTTGGTTATTTTGATAAGCCAGGATATAAAATGGGATATCTAATGTGCCAAGCAATGAGGGCAGCAAGAATGGTTGTTGATGTTGGACTTCATCTAGGATATAAATATCCAGATGGTGATGGACAAATTTGGACACCAGAACTTGCTGTAGAATATATGAAAGAAAAAGCTTTATTAAATCATAGCTATGCTGTTAGCGAAGTAAATAGATATATTTCTTGGGCAGGACAGGCAATTACTTATAAGCTTGGTGAAAAGGTATGGCTTGATGCTCGTGAAGATGCTAAAAAGCGCCTTGGCAATAAATTTGATCTAAAAAAGTTTCATATGTACGCATTAAAATTAGGCCCAATGGGACTTGACATGCTCAAGGAAGAACTGCTAAAATGGGATGGTAAGTGATTATGGGAGAAAAAATGGACTTTATTGAGTGGCTAGAGTATGGTGTTGAGCAGAAGTGGGTGTCTGACCCGTTTTGCAGCACACATGATGGTGACCCATATATGTCTGAAGAAGAAATGCAAGAATGGGAAGATGGTGGAGATCCATGTTGCCCAGTATTAAAAATATTAGAAGACAATATAACAACAAACTAAAACAAGGGGTAGAAATAAATGAAAAAGATTGCTATTGCACTAGCACTAGTACTTGGAGTGTCAGTATCACAAACAGCACATGCAGAAGATCAACAGGTTATTGCCATTATTGACACAGCTATTGACTCTGCAAAGATGTCAAATGTCATCTATGAAGCATGCTTTACTATTGAAAAAACTGGACCAGTCATCAATAAGGGAACTGGTAAAACAGAATACTACGCAGAAGGATGTCCAAATGGACTAACCCAACAAGAAGGCGCTGGGTCTGCAGCAGCAAGCTCATATGACATTACTGGAATTGACCACGGACATAAGGTAAGCACCGTTGCATCATTGTCTAATCCTAATATAAAAATTGTGTTCATTAGAATTTCAAGCATTAAGAAATATCCCACATTTTCAATGATTCGCAACGATGATGTTTCACTTGACCTAGCAATTAACTGGGTATCAAAGAATGCATCAAAGTACGGAATTGATGCTGTATCTATTAGCCAATCTCGCTCAAACTTTACTGCAGGAATATGTCCGACAGATAAGGTGTTTGAGGGTGCAGTAGCAGTTCTCAATCAGCAGAGCATCCCTACATTTGTAGCTACTGGCAACGATGGAAAGAAAAATATGATTGGATTTCCATCATGCGTTCCTGGTGTACAAAGTGTGTCAGCACTAAAGCCAGACAATACATTTGCAACCTATAGCAATGTCGGTCCAGGACTTGATCTTGTTGCTCGTGGAGATATGAATATTATTTCTTACGGAGGATGGAAGATCACTGTGACTGGCACATCTATTGCAACTCCTGTTGTTGCAGCAAAGCTTGTAGCAAAGAAAGGATCGTCTACGATAGACGCCTTGATAGCATCACTTCCAAAGGTGCTTGGATACGGATACGTATCGTAAATGGAATTGGTCCATAGCTCAGTTGGTAGAGCGCCGAACTGTTAATTCGGATGTCGCAGGATCGAGACCTGCTGGACCAGCAAATAACAAAAGGAGAAAACTATGTTCAATTATGATGAATTTGATTTTGTTACAAATTCAGGGGAAACAAAAAACCTATCAGACTACGCTGGCAAAATGCTACTGATAGTTAATACGGCAAGTAAGTGTGGTTTTACACCACAATATTTAGGACTGCAAGACTTATATGAAAAGTATAAGAGTAAGGGGCTTGAAATTATTGCTTTTCCATGCAATCAATTTGGAGAGCAGGAGCCAGGTACCGATGAAGAAATCTCATCATTTTGTAGTACTTATAAGATAACTTTTACAATTGCATCTAAGATCGATGTCAACGGTGACAATGCTCACCCACTATATAAACATTTAAAGAGTGCTTACAAAGATGGTCACGACATTGGCTGGAATTTTGAAAAGTTCCTTATTGGGTTTGATGGCAAGGTTTACAATTTTGGACCAGCAGCTGACCCAAAAATGATTGATGCTTTTATTTTAGACAATCTGATATAATTATATAGTCCCCACACAGGACCTTAGAGATGGATTAGTTACCCATATTTATGACCAACGGGCCATCGTGCTTGAATTACCTGTGTGGGGCTTTTTATATCCTGATATAATGTTTTTATGACTGATAAGCAGTTGTTACATAGACAAAAGCAGCAGTTTAAGAAAAAGCTGGCAGAGATCAAAGAGGCCAGTGGGTGTACGGACTGTGGAGAAACAAATCACATTGTCCTAGATTTTGATCATCTACATAATAAAAAATATAACATATCAAGAATGATTCACGATGGATTTTCTTGGAAAGCAATTGCTAAAGAAATTGAAAAATGTGAAGTAGTTTGTGCTAATTGTCATAGAATAAGAACACATATAAGGTTGACAGCAAAGACTGCTTAATGATATAATTAAATGAATCTTAGGAGGATTTATGGCAGAAAAAGGTACACTAGCATTATTGCTAGAAGTTATTAGAAAAGAAATTGGATACGTAGAGGGTCCAAAAGATAACGAAACAAAGTATGGAGCATTCACAAAGGCAAACTTCTTGCCATGGTGTGGTTCATTCGTTATGTGGTGTTTTAATCAAGCAGGAATTAAGATTCCAAGTGTTGTTTATACACCCGCAGGTGTAGCAGCATTTAAGAAGAGTGGTCAGTATGTTAAGGCGGGTAAGGGTGCTCGTCCACTTCCTGGATCACCAGTATTTTTTAATTTTCCAGGTGGCAGAGATATTGATCACGTTGGTGTTATTCTTGAAGACAACGGGGATGGTACTTGTTGGACAGGTGAAGGAAATACAACGCCTGATAAGAAAAAGGGCTCACAGGCAAATGGTGGAGAAGCTTGTCTAAAGCTTCGTGCATACGGACCAAATAAAAAGGGTCTTCCAGTATTTATTGATGGATGGGCAGTTATTCCTTTCCCAGATGCAGGTACTGCACCAGTAAAGACTTTAGAAGAAAAGAAGGTGGCACTTGCTGAAGTTGCAAAGTCACAGGGAGTTGAAGTCCCAGCAGTTAAACTATTTAAGCCAATTAAAAAGGGTGCAAAGGGTCAAGCCGTTAAGAATGTTCAGGCTTTACTTAAGATTAATTCTGACGGTGACTTTGGTCCAGGAACTGAAAAAGCTGTTAAAGCTTTTCAAACAAAAGAGAAGATCAAGGCAACGGGTATTGTTGATGAAGAAACATTCCGTAGACTAAAAGGCGTAAAATAAAATGGAATCAAAAAAGAGAAGTCTTTATAAAGCTATCACATGGCCAGTTATTCATATTAGCTTTGTAGGAACATTGGTTTATTTTTTTGAAAAGGCTATTACTGGAGAAGCACACTGGGAATATGCTGGAACATTTGCAATCATATATACACTATGTGAGATGCTTGGCTTCTTCTTACACGAACGTGCATGGGCTAAGTTTGGAAGCAAGATTAACTGATGCCTCTGTATGAATATACTTGCACCAATGGTTGTGAAGGAATTATTCCAAAGCAACGATCTATTAAAGAAGATGATCCAGGGTATTGCTGCGAAACTTGCAAAGCACCTTTAAAACAGGTATACTCTAGTTTCGGAGTAGTTTTTAATGGACCTGGTTTTTATAAAACCGATAATAGAAAGTAGCAGTATAATATGAGTGTGGATACAATTGAACAGCAACAGGTTTGGGTACTAGATGCAACAGATCGTTGCGATAGATGTTCTGCACAGGCTTATGTAAAGGTGATGGGCAAGACAGGAGAATTATTGTTTTGCTCACACCATTACAATGCAGTAATGGATAATGCAGTTGGCTATGATAAGATGATGAAGTTTATGGTGTCTGTGATTGATGAAAGAGATAGGCTGATTGAAAATGTATGAGTATTTTGTTAAAGATGTAACAAATGTTGTTGACGGAGACACCATTGATGTAGTTATTGATCTTGGTTTTGATATCTTATTTCAATCAAGAGTAAGACTTGCTGGCATAGATACACCAGAGTCACGAACTTCAGATAAGATGGAAAAAGCTCTTGGTCTTGAAGCTAAAGAATATCTAAAAAAGCACATAAAGTCTGCAAAGTCTGTTGTCATTCGCACAGAAAAGATGGATTCGTCTGAAAAGTATGGTCGTATTCTTGGCTGGGTATATCTTGATGGAGACTCAGAATCAATTAACAATAAAATGATTAACGATGGATACGCATGGGGATATCTTGGAGATACTAAAATTAAAGATTTTGAAGCACTGGCAGCACAAAGAAAGAAGAGTGGAAAATGAGACATGTATTTTATTTTACAGCAGATTGGTGTGGGCCTTGTAAAAGAGTAAAGCCAATAGTTGCAGATTTAGATCGAGATGGTGATATTAAGTTTCAGTTAATAGATGTTGATTCAAACTTTGAATTAGTAAAATCTTATCAAATTCAATCTGTTCCAACATTTGTATTAATTGAAGACAATAAAGAAATAGCAAGAACTACTGGCGCACAGACTCGTGAACAGTTAGAAGCATTTATTAATCAGCCTTCTGAGTAATAGTCTAAAGTGGTATAATCTAATTACACACTAGGAGGTGTTTATGCCAGCAGGTAAAGGGCGTTTTATTATAGGCGCTAAAGGAACACATGGTTGTAAGGGATTTCCAGTAGTGGGTGGCGAAGGCAAAGTTCACGGATGCCATCCAACTAGAGAGGCTGCAATACAGCAGCAAGCAGCTATCTATGCTTCACAAGCAAGAGAAGCTAAAAAGTCTGCAGAATCAACCTGGACTGGATTTTTTTATAATAACATTCAAAAATCTGAATAGAGATTTTTGATGAATTACAAAAATTTATTATTTATTGCTACAACGGTATTGACAATTGAGACAATTTGGACTATACTTAAGGTAGTAAGTAGAAGCAGGTTTAATTTCTTAGGTGAAATTGAATATAAGCAAAGCGATATTCATGAAATCATCAAAGATTATATTCCTAGACGCTCTACTGAAAAAAAAGTTCCAGTATCACAATCACGGAATCATGTACATAAAAACATGATTAAAGTAGTTATGGTAGGGAATGAGGCATATTGGGTTATGGACAATACGTTTTTTGTTGCTCAGACTATCGATGGGAGAATAGATCCTGAGACAGCAGAACCATTGGACATAATTAATATGCCTGAAAAAGATTTAAATAAAATGTTAGACATATTAGATAGTTTAAAAATGGGGAGTGGGGCAAATGATAGTAGTGGTTCAGGGAACGAATGACTTTGACAATTATCAAGTCTTTCTAAGATCTATGGGCGTAGCTCTATCAGTTATGCCACAAGACGATCATGAGTTCTTGATTTATTCTGCAGGTCCTGTTAGAATTAATTCTATGGTTTCAGAATTTACAAATATTTCTGAAAACAGCATGAAAAAGCGTGGCATGAAAATTAAAAATTATAAGGTGCCACCACAATGGGTTAGTGAAAATATTGAGTATGTGAATTACTTTGCATTTTTATCTAATCCACGTCAGCCATTATCTAAGTTAGCTAAAGAAGCTGAAGAACACAATATTGAATTAGGCATATTCGCATACTAGGAGAAACATGATTATCAAAAGCTTAAACACAATGGAAAAGATTGTTCAAAAGAACAACAACTTGATCTGGAATGGTTGGAATGTTATTGACTTGAAGAAGTCAGACATTGCACGTACATCGCCAAACGGTATCCGTATCAATGGAGAATGGTTTCTTCATCGCACATATTCCCCTAGTCGAAATGGTTGGGATATTCCCAATAAGTATAGGGGATAAAATTGAGACAGCATCTGTGGAAAGATAATGCAGACTGTCTTGGGTTAGATACAAATATTTTCTTTGATAAGTATGAAGAAGATATGCAATCTAGACTAATGGTTGATTCTTTATGCAAGGGTTGCCCCGTTATGAGGCAATGTTTTGCTGTGGGAGTATCGTCAAAGGAATGGGGTATCTGGGGCGGTATATACTTAGAAGGTGGCGAAATATCTAAAGAGTTTACTAGCCATAAGACTAAGCAAGAGTGGGCCAACACTTGGCAGGCATTAACAATGGAGACAAAATGAAATACTCAAAAGAACAACTTCAACATGTATATAGATCAGATTGTTTAAATTTTGAAAACTTTGATAAAAAGTATAATGTTGATACAGCTAGTCCAATAGTTCCAGTGGATAGCGAACCTGATATCATGAGACCTTCAGCATACGATAACACCGATGTTGTTCCTGGATCAGAAGGCTATCAGCCTATTCCACTTCACTGGATTGACATTATTAACAGATTTTTTGAACAACATCGAGACAAAAATTTACGTTTTGTTGATATTGGATCTGGTAAGGGAAAGCCAATGCTTTATTCCTTACTAAATAATGCTCCATATTCAGAATATATATGCATAGAGGCAGATAAGGTATATGCGGATATTTGCAAACAAAATTTAGTAACAACAAATATTAATATAGACAAGCCTGTTACTGTTTTAGAAATGGATGCATTTGATTTTGATTATAGTCAAAATGATAATATGTATTGTTTATTTCAACCATTTTCTATTGACTTGTTTCAAAAATTTTTAGATAAAAATTGGTCCAAGTTACAAAAAACTAATAGTTATATGGCTTGTATAATGGTAGATGCGTATGATGTAGAAAAAAGATTTGTGATACCTTCAGTATTTTCAGAAGGATTTGTGTATATTTATGAATTTGGTAAGGAGCAACAATGATTATTCAGATTATAGGTTTGCCAGGATCTGGTAAAACCGCATTAGCAAAAAGATTAGCAGATAGAATTAATGCAATTCATCTTAATGGAGATGAAACTCGTGCTACCGTTAATTCAGATTTAGGGTTTAGTATTGAAAGTAGAATTGAGCAAGCTCGTAGACTTGGTGAACTAGCAAGACTTATTGGTAAGCAAGGACACCATGTGGTAGTAGATTTTGTATGTCCAACTAAAGTTACACGTAATTCATTTGGTACACCAGACGTGTTGATTTTCATGGATACAATTGAATCTGGAAGATTTAAAGATACAAACGATATGTTTGAGAAACCAGAAAATGCAGATGTGGTATTTAATAGCCATACTTTAAATCCAGATGAGAAGGCAAAAACTATCATCGCAGGGTTTAATTTGCACGATTGGTATGAACCAACTACATTAATGTTAGGTCGATATCAGCCATGGCATGCTGGACACCATGCTCTTTATGATGAAGCTGGAAATAGAACAGAGCAGGTAATGCTAGGGGTCAGAAGTACGTATAATACATCCCCTAAAGACCCACTCACATTTGAGCAGGTAAAGGTATTTATTGATCAAGATGAGCACATGAAGAATGCAATGATAGTTAAGATGCCTAACATTACTAATATTGTTTATGGTCGTGATGTTGGATATAAAATTGAACAAGTTAAGTTAGGAGATGAAATTGAAGCTATTAGTGCTACTCAAAAACGTCGTGAATTGGGTATTTAATATTTTTGCTAACAACAATATAGCTGATAACGAGGCTAAACTTTATATGCCTTATAAAGAAAAGAAAAGCTCGGAATCTGAATCTTGATGTTCGTATAGGCTTTGTTTTTCTTTTGAGGTTAAGCTATTAAATATATCTAGTGTCATTCCTGTAGAATAGTCTACATTTTTGATATTAGATATATTTATTTTTTCTTTTATTTCAAATGCATTTAATATGTTTTTTAATATTTTTTTTTGCTTACTGATATTTGAAAGATCAACAGTATTAACTTTTAAATTGATTCTGTTAAAATTAGACATTAATAAATCTTTATTTATTTCTTGATTAATAAAAACATCATCAAACATATAATGTGATTTTTCAGGAACCTCATCTTGCTTCCAAGTTATCCCTGTTGAAGATAGATATGAAGAATGGTCTGGATTGTAATATAGTAAACATTTAGACTGAACATTTTTATATTTATTAAAATCTGTATATAGCCAATTGTGAAAACTTTTTTTATTTATGTCTGATATTTTATACGGCGTTGGCGAATATTTTATGGCTTGTTTTGCTTGATTTGCAAATTGGCTTATTGTGCGTAAAACTGGATCTCTAAATGCTGCATACATAAACGTATCACTGTTAATCAGTGGTGTAAACCAGCACCAATGAGCAGTAGCATCTTCATTAAGATTTTGCATTTTTACGTTGTATTGATTTAAAATAGGCTTAATTGATGAAAACATATTATACTCAAAATGTGTACCACCAGTCCTTGGTATGTGTAAATGATAAAAAGATCTATGCATTAGATCACATCCATTTCTTTTAATATTGGCATTACTCCATTAACAAAGTTATCTACATAATATAATTCAGGGGTCCCGCCTAACAACAGCCTATTTAATCCAGCATTATGAAATTTTTTTATTAGATGAGCAACCTCTTGATAATCTCCAACCATTGCAGTTATTCCTCCAGCCCTTACTAATCCAAATCCAGACCAAATATTTGGCTCAATGACAAGATTATCTTTAGAAAAATTGTGTAATGCCTGTTGGTGTTTTTGATTTTGAGATTCATGCTGCAGAGACTCTTCTTTTAATTTTTGAACTAATTCGTCAGAACTGCTGCTTAATATGTCTTCTGTTACTTTCCAAGCTTGATTACTATTAGGCTCTACAATAATAGTTGCCTTAATTGCAGAGTCTACCAATATCTTGTGCCTATTTTTAATATATTGATCAAGGGTTTCCATGGAATAATAATGTGCATTCCCAGCGGTATTTGCATTTTCAATAGTTTCATCAGATGATCCAGCAAAAACAATCTCAAAGTCTTCTCCAGGCATTATATCTACATCACTAAGCTTATAGAACTCACCATTATAGTTTTCAATGCGACCAGACACGACCAAGCGTTTAATGATCTCCGCATATTCTTTTGATCGCTTATATCTACTTTCAATAGGTGTAATATCTCCATAGCTAGCTAGTTCACCTTTATGGGCACCAGACACAATATTAATAAGAATTCTATTTCCAAAAATTTTTTGAAAGGTTGATATCTTCATGGCACAATATGTTGGTGACATCTGTGCTGGATTAATGGCCAACATAAACTTAATATTTTTAGTTACTGAAGCGTATTTATATGCAACACCCCAAGGATCGGGATAAAAAGAAATAGTCCTAATTAAAATGCAATAAAACCCATTGTCATCTAGCTTATGCAATAATTCAATATTGTTGTCCAAGTCGTGTCCACGCTCAAACATCCACTCTATTTTTAACTTTTCCATAAAATCCCCTATTTGAATTATATCATGCCCTATGATATACTTATAGTCTTGGGGGTTTTTATGAAAGTTACAAAACAAAGATCATTTTTAAAAGCATGGACATATCGTGTTTTTGGCACACTAACATCTTTTGCCGTAGTATATGTAGTTACTGGTAAAGGATCATTAGCAACACTTATTGCATTTTGGGAAACAATAGTTAAGATTGGTGTTTACTACTGGCATGAACGTGTTTGGGATAAAATTCAGTGGGGTAGAGGATAATGCAATATTGGTCATGGATCCTTGCTTTAGTTGGCATAACTGGAACATTTTTTATTGGACGTAAAACAATCTGGGGTTGGATTATTTTATTTGTAAATGAGTGTTTATGGTTAATATATGCCACACAAACAAAACAATATGGATTTTATCTAGGTTCTATAGCTTATATGGCAGTATACGTAAGATCGTATATTCGATGGTCAAAAGAAGATAGCCAACCAAAGCAGGTATCTGGTAATATAGAGTTAGCAAATCCAAAAAGAACACAGCTAAAGGTAGCAAAATAACATGTATACAGATGGCATGAAAAGAGCTTTTCATAGCATTGTTCCTCCTAAAAACTTCTCTATTAGTCTTATTGATAATGATCATTTTATGACTATTAAGTTAGATGAAAAAGCCTTTATTCCTTTAAATCACGATGAAAAAATTGAGGCAGTGCAATATATAACACAGGTAAAAAAAGCATTAGAGATGGAGGGAGCAATTATTTTGGTTACTAGAGAGGCATTGGAAAAATGAAAGACATTGTAGTTATTATTTTAAGTCTTTTAACAGCATCATTTGCATTTTCTTTTATTGTAACATTAAAACAGTTTAGAATAGCACAGGCTACAATAGAACAATTAGTTTTAATTAATGAATATTTGAACAAAACAACATCTTTGACAGAAGAACAATCAGACATTCACAAGGAAAATTTTATCAAGTTCCTTTCTGAATCTAGAGATTGGGCTTTTCAGTATATTGATGAGGTACAAGTTGCCATCAAAGAGTTTTGTGATACTGTAGGTCCAGATATTGAATATTTTGATGAGTACGGAATTGTGGCTTCATCTAGCCCACATTACGAAGCTCTATCAAAAATCTCAAAGGCATATAAGCAGTTAGCTTCAGTTCTACCTGAAGAATAATATCCTTTGTGATATGATTATACTAGTTCTATCCTAGGAGGAAATATGAACTTAAGCAATGAACATAAAGCAATGCTTGCTTCTTATGGACGATCTGTCCTTGGAGCTGCGATTGCACTCTACATGTCTGGTGTAACAGATCCAGCAGACCTATGGACAGCTTTAGTGGCTGCATTGGCTCCAGTGGCTCTTAGAGCCCTCAATCCAAACGACAAGGCATTTGGTCGACTACCAGAGGTTTCTGTTGTTACAGAGGCTCTGAAGGCAGCTAAAAAGCCTGTTAAGAAGGTTGCTAAGAAGGCTCCAGCAAAGAAGACTGACAAAAAGTAGAGATAAAAAATATTGGGGGATAGGATAAAACCTTCCCCCAATTTTTATTTTACCCCATATGATGGGCTTCAGCAGTGTATAAAATATAAATGTTATTATAGCCAAGCTTATGAAATTCTTGGCAAACAACTACCATTTCACAATCAAACTCTTTAGTGACCTTATTGATCCACCCATGTCTTGCTCCATCTTTAAACATTTTTGCCTTATATAAACAAAGACCATTGGAGGTAGAGTAATATTTGCCATACTTCTTAGTTTCGTAGTCTGGCTCAATCTCAGACTTATTAGGGTTATAAACTGCAGAGGTTCTTGTAGCCCACCAATCATAATGCCTTCCATTTTTGCGTAATGAAATTGTAGATACTACATCGAATTCTGGCTCTTTATCTTTAAAGGTTAAAAGTTGACGGGCATGGTCAGTAGAGTAAACTACATCACCCTCAACCATAAGAACATAATCCATGTTTTCTAAAAAGCCACCTGCTTCAATAGCACGGTTTCTAGCTTTAGCAAGGTTTTCCACTCTTTGAGCATCTTTAACAGATTCAAAATATTCTGTATCTATATTTTCAGATATGATAGATACACCCTTAAAAAATGACCAATCCTTGCTAAACAATTCTTGTTTAGTTTGATCAACTGAGTCATTCTCATAAATAGAAAGATAGAACTCGTATTCTGGAGAGGCAATGACCAATTTCTTTAGTTGATCATAAAACCTCTTCATATTCGCTTCTCTATTTCTGATGATAGAATAAACTAAGACCTTTTGTTTTTGTTTAGGTTTATCTTCTGCATCCTTTTTTTTCTTTACTTTTTTTGATGATGACAACATACTATCGATAAACTCCGAATATGTCTGTTTGATAGTATCCCAGTCATACTCTTTAAACACCTCTTGAGATCCTTGCACTAGGCGTTCAACAGTTTTTTCATTAGATAATTTTAAGATTGCCTTTTGCATGTCTTGTAGTGATTCTGCAATTAGCATTGACTCTTCTATTTCTGTACTAGAAAAACCTCTTGCCCCAACCTTAGAAGTAATAATTGGAATTCCATAACTTAAAGCTTTCATCATCTTTAAGTGCGTACCTGATCCAGCATCCATTGGATTAATAAAGGCTAAGGATGTCTTAAAATATTTATCAAGCTCTTTATCATTTACGTGCCCCAAAATTTTAACATTTTTTGGATATGAATCAAAAGATAGATTTACACCAGCGCTGCCAACAATTAAAAAATTATAATCGGGCATTAGTTTTGCCAATGGGATCATCTTCTTAGCTGCTGCAACATTAGGTGGATGCCCACTACCAACAAACATAATGTTCTTTGACTGCATTCTAAGCTTATAGTCAACTACTGGTTGCTTTATTGCTCCATTAGGAATATAAATTGACTTGTTTATCTTTCCATATGTATCTTGAATTTCTTTAATATCTTGCTTTGAGCAATATGTTACTGCAGAGCTTTTTGCAATAATCTCTTTTTCAATTTTTTCAACAATTCCAATTAAGCTTTTTTGTTCTGGGTATAGCTGTTTTGCCATGGTTAATTCACAGTTGTGAGAGTTAAATACTATGGGTACATCAAGTCTAGGAACAAGCGGAGAGATTGAGGCATGATCTACAATGACTAGGTCAGAGCTTTCAGATAATTCAACAATTTTTTGCGTAAAAAAGTTAAGTTCATCCTTTAACATTTCAAATGCTAAATCGTAGTTAACCTTTGCAACATCTTTAATTAATTCTCTATATTTTCTTATGGCTGTAGCAGGGGTTGGCAGTTGGATTTGATGAATGTTTTTACTAATATATTTTTCAAACACCTCACCACTCCAGGAGAATGATAGGAATGTTATTTTATGCTCTGGTAGCGCTTCTGCTAAAGTCGCAGTTCTTTCTTTGCCACCGCTGTCTTTTGTCCAATCACGAAGATTAGCACTAACTATTAAGATATTAGCCATTTTTGTCTTTCTCTTTCATTGTTAATAAGATACTTGTTAATCCAAACTTGATCTTCGATTTCTTTATCCCATTCATACTGTGTGCCTGCAAGAATAAAGTTTTTTGAAAACATAAAATCTTTTATCTCTTCACTATTTCGATGATTGCTGTGGGTCGATACCTTTTCTGTTTCTAGGTGAAATAGTTTAACATTGTTCATATGTTTAGTAAAACCATCTAAAAGTTCCCATGTGTAACCCTCTATATCAACTTTTACAACATCTAGAAACCTTCCCTCTAGCCCCTTACCTTCAATAAATTGATCCATTGTAACAGTATTCACCTGAATAATTTTGTGAGGATATTCTTGTCTTGTAAACTTATTGTTATAAAACGAAGACGATCCAGCGTAGTCTTTATCGTCAGAGATAATTGAATAAAAATCTGTTACACCAGAAAAATTAGAAATAGCAATGTTAGATACATCAAAGCTAGGATACTTAGTCATTGCTTCTTGGGCTGCTTCTTGTCTTGCCTCAATAGCATAAATTTCTTTGGAATCAAGAGCGGTAGCGATTTGGAAAGCATCATCGCCATCTCTAGTTCCAACATCTATAATGATATCTGCTTTATCACCAAAAAATATCTTATAGTATTCTATAACTGGATTAATCCAACTTTGACTCAATTCATACCCCCAAGCATACAATAATTATACCATCTGCTAAAATAGTTATGTGGATTTTATATATATAAATCGTGATGGTGAAAACGAAGAGCTAAGGTATTCTATTAGATCGGTAGTTGATAACGTCTTAGATGCCAATATTTGGGTCGTAGGAGGTAAACCAGACTGGTATGTTGGAAATTTTGTTCCAGTTGAAAATGTTGGAAACAAGTTTAAAAACATTACAGAATGTTATAAGGCAATTTGTAATATAGCAGAAGTGTCTGATTTTATAGCAATGAATGATGACTTTTTTATTCTTGAACAAATGTCTGATATACCATATCTCTATGATGGCTTATTAATTGACAAAGCTGAATTACATGGATCTTTGCATGGTACAACAGAGTATTTTCGTGTATTGACCCAGGCAAATAAAGCACTTATTTCCATGGGTATAAACCAACCACTTAATTATGACATTCATACCCCTATTAAAATGAATAAAGAAAAGCTTGCAAAAATAGTAGATTTATCATATGCCCCAAGGTCTTTATATGGAAATATTTTTAATGTTGGTGGCAGAGAAATTCAAGATGTCAAAGTATACAGAAATACCCCTGAAGATAAAATATTTGAGTATTTTATATCAACAGAAGATAATACTTTTGATGTAGTTTACACAAAATTGCTAAAAGATAAATTTAATACACCTTCAAAATATGAAAGATAATATTATTCACCAGATTCGATATCTGTTGTAGATGCACGAAGTTGCCAAGCCCACTTTTGATGAGTTGTCATGCAATCTGCAAGGAAATTCTCTAAACCTTTTTCTCCAGCTTCTCCAGCTGCAATACATGCTGCTTTGAAAGCTTCTACAGAAGCGATATGGTCTTTTAATAGATCAGCAGCCATCATCTCTGGATCAGATGAAATTTCTGTTTCTGGAATTGTACTTAATGATGCAAAACGTGATAGCTTAAATGGAGCATAATCACCAAGCATACGGATCCACTCTGCCAACCCATCAATAGGGTCTTCTAATGATTCATAAATTGCACCAAACTTATCATGCCATTGTGGAAAATCATCTGTTTCACAATTCCAATGGTACCCTTGTGCCTTAAATTTAATTGCGACAGTGCTACCAAGCAGTGTCTTTAGTGTAGAAATTAAATCGCTCATATAAAGATTATACCAGAAAGTTAAGCGCCCCTAGAAGGAATCGAACCTCCGACAACGCAGGGTAGAAACCTGCTGCTCTATCCGCTGAGCTATAGGGGCAAGTGGGTAGTTTAATATCGTACCCAGGATAGGTTGTTAATTGGATAAAACCTTAGATAAAGCATTTACAGTTGCTGCAATGCGTCCAAGATCTCTAAGTTGTTCGGCTGTATAACCCTCAGAACGCAGGGTATCGGCATGACCAGTCACACAGAAATGACACTTACCAATAATAGAAGCAATAAGAGCATAAGATTCAAACTTAGCCTTTGTTGTTCCACCGTGTGAAGCAATTGCATTCATTCGTAACTGTGCTGGCAAGCCACTAACATTTGGATCTCCAAGCATTTCTAAGTATGGATACCAAACATTATTTTGAGCCATCAAAGTTCCTGCAGTCATTGCTGCATTCTTTTCAACCTCATCTGTAATTCCTGCTGCAATAAAAGCAACAAGCTTTCCATTTCCTGTTTGCATAGATGCTGCAAGTGCAAGCGCAGATGCGTAATCTGGATCAAAAGTGCTGCGATTAATTACAGCATCAAGATTTAGCTTGATATCTTTTGCATACTCTGGTAGTGATTCTTTTAAACTATCTACCCATTGCATAATCTACATCCCTCCATTTTTTACCTGACCACTCATACATTAAATTACACTCACACTTCCATACCGATCCAGCATGTCTTTTTTGAAGCATAGTGCTATATGGTTTATTTTCTACAAAATCTGGAAGAGAACACTTGTGAGAATTCTCCCCCTTCAAAACGATCCATTCACCAGTTGCCATTACAGCGTATCTCCACCAAGTGGACGATTGCATGCACAAAGCTCACCAGTCTGCAATGCATCAAGAATACGAAGTGCTTCATCTGCATTACGTCCGACATCTAGATTATTTACAGTAACGTGCTGAATTACGTTTTCTGGATCAATAATAAATGTTGCTCTGTATGTAACTCCAGATGGATGATGAACACCCAATTCATTTGCAAGTTGATGAGCGGTGTCTGCAAAAGACCAAGAATTTGTTTTCTTTAGATCTTCGTGTGCATTACGCCATGCAATCTTACAAAATTCATTATCTACAGAACCTGTCATAAGAACTGCATCTCTATCATTAAAATCATTTACAAGAGCGTCATACGCAACAATCTCTGTAGGACATACAAAAGTAAAGTCCTTTGGATAGAATGCAATAATCTTCCACTTACCTGCAAAAGAATCTTGAGTAATTGTTTCAAACGAGCTATCATCATAAGTTAAAGCTCCAGGCTTTACCCCCATGACAGCAAAGTTTCCTAATTTATCCCCTACTGTTTTCATTTTTTCTCCTTGTTTGTATACAAAAATGGCAAAAGCCATTGTAGAGCAAGTAGGACTTGAACCTACGATAACCGAATTATGAGTTCGGGGCCTTGACCAACTTGGCTATTGCTCCATTTGAATATTATACAGATCTATAGTCGATTTTGTCAAGTTCAAAATAATGAGAAAGGATGTGATCTAAAAGTTGCTTATTATATTCTGCTTTTAGATGATCCCATTTCATACCAATGCTTTGAGGCTCTTTACAATAATCACATTCATGACATTCATAAGACTCATCGAACTTATCTACACCAAATATTTCTTCAGGGCTGAAAGGTTTTTCTAGCCCACGCTCTTTAGACTGTTTTCTTAGGTGATAAACAAAAGCTTTATGCATAGGATATCTATCCTTAAAGTCGTAGATGTCTGGACCACTACCTAGATTATTAATAAACTGGGGAATTGGTTCAATAAACCTAATCTTATTATTTGGAAATGCATTTAAAAACGTATCCATGTATTTTGTTACTGCTTCTTCAGGGTTTTGATGCTTTACTAATTGAACTTTAGAATCTATATATCCAAATTCTGGCAAAATAATAGTGTCATCTTTTACTACTTTTTTAATGCAAGGGTACACTTCATTGATAAGCTTATCACTACCCCAAGCATGTCTGCCTTTATGAAAAGCAAAATATACTGGCTCAGGAAAATTACCAGAGGATAGTATGTGCTCTTCGGGACACTCTGGCTTTACATAGTCAGCTGGTGGGGTTTTATCTCCATACCAAGCACACTCTTTAATTCTTTTGTCACCATTCAATGTTTTACGCATTCTGATAACATGGCTATCACCAACAATTAAGATCATCTTAGTCTCCTATCAGAACAATCTTTGGTCATTATCATCTTCATCTTTAATGTATGGCTTCATCTTATCCCACCATCCATTTGGACTACCTTGGTAAACCTCACCAGTTTCACGATCAACGAGCAACCATTTTTCAGGTCTTTTGGTTTTTACTGTTAAAACTACTGCTTTATTAAAAACACGATAAATGCTCATAAAGTCCCCTTTTTATCATTATATCAGTTTTTTAATTTCGCTTTTTAGGCTTAGGTATTCTTGATTTTATAATTTCTATAACAGCATCAATGCCTTCTGCATATGCCATAGCATCATCTTTTGCCCAAAATAATGTTCCATCTTCATTAAATGAACCTCCACGATATATTAAATATTCTTTTTTGTGCTGTTCAAATAAATCAATGAGTTGCTCACGCTCATACTTAACTGATTTTGTACAACCAGCACATGGACAAGCCCAGTGAAAACGTTCTGGACCAGGGGTTTGATTTGGATCAGCCATTGTTTTCTTCCAAAGCAATAAACATTTCAGGATTAGTTTCTTTTAGTTCTTTAATTATATCGCTAATAGTTTTTTCTGGAGTCTGTTCCAAATATCTAACCTCATCAATAATTTTATATTTTAAAGCAGTTTTAATCATTTCATCTGAGTAAGATCCAACATCTGCTTTGGCACTGAAATAAACAACATAATATAAATCATGAATGCTTTTAATTAGAGCCCCGTTTGCAATAGCTTTTTTTACATTGTCTGTTCGTTTAGCTCCAGGACGTTTGCCAACCCCTTCATTACCACCTTTACATTCAACATATTCAAAACGTTCTCCATGTGCCCTAAAATCAACTTCACATCCAGTGCCAGCTAAATAAAAGTCTTTATCTATAACATCAAAACCACGGCGCTGTAAATCTTGATAAACAAGTGCCTCAAACTCGTCTCCAACCTTTTTACTCTCCGCTTGAAAACTCATCATAGACTTCGTTCTTTCCTTGTACAATCATTCGACAAGCCTCAAAAGCCTTGCGTGTTCTACGACTTTTTACAAAACCCTTACGCTCCCATATTTGCTGGGTAAATAAGATATCTTGATCAATCTGTTCACGAATTTCCTTAACAGTCATTACAATAAGATTCATAACATCTTCTTTTTGTTCATCAGTTAAATCATCAAGATTCATCAAATATCTCCTTTATAATTTCTTTTGCACGGTCTTGGTCAAACCATATTTCATCAGCTGGTCCATTAATAACATCAAGCAAATGCTCGTGAGCTAGTTTTAGTTCACGCTCAAGTTTATTTATCATCCAAGCTTCAGCGTCTTCCAGTGTATCACACTCTGGACTTCTCCAATCATCAAGAATATATCCATTGTGATAAGCATAATATTTAGGCTTTTCACCGTAGGAATAACTAATGTCAATACTCCAGATACAATCACGAGACTTGTGATGGTCTAGATTAACATATATATACCATTTTTCGGCAAGTTTAGTTATTTTTTCAATGTTTGTCATAATCTTTATTCTGCATATAAGAAACAAACCAACCACAAAAGAAAGCAGCAATAAGCCAAAGTGGATCAATCATTGTCTGGAACCTCCAAGGTAGAGCGGTAACCTTTTTTAATAAGCCATATAGATACTTCAATAGAAGCAATAATATAACCAAAAAACATACCCCATAAGAATTTAAGCATTGCTATCTAGTTCCTTAATCTTTTCACGTTCATACTCAACTTGTTTTTGCATGTGCAGGATGCTAATGAAGTGATCTGGAGGAAGATTATCTTCGTTACAAATATTACATTTAATCACTGCTGCCCCTTTAAAATAGCTAAACCAAGAAAAATGATAGCAAAGCTTTGTACTAAATCAATATACATTTTCTACCCCTTATTAGTAATAACTTAAATTATATACCCTATTCAGTTCTTTTGTCAAGTACATTCAATACAAACTTGTCAACTTCATGGGATCCAATTTTGTTTCCCTTTTCGTCAATACCCTTTTTGTAGAATCTAGGATTGATTCCCTTTGCCATAAAATCTTTAATGGCTTTAATATAATCATCACGATCATGAGTTCTTTCAAAAGGAAATGGGCCAGGCTTTATATTTATAGTAGAGTTATTGAATTGTGCAATAGATATTGGAAGGATGCAAGCTACTGGTGTTCCAGCAGGAATTGTTATTTCTTTCCCTGCAAAATTTTCATCAATCTTTAGAACAATAGAAAACTCTGAAGTAAAAAATGATGTAGACAGAATTGTCGTAATCACGGATGCACCCTGTATAAAGTGATTTGGCACTGGCAAGGTAATAAGACTAACATCTGGATCTGACTTAAATACTAAGTTTGTAACAAAACTAACAGTGCCCTCTCCACGTCCTTCCCAAACATAGTCTTTACCTAGCACTGCTTTGGCTGGATTAGCAACATCTCCATCCCATATAAAAGAGATATCTTCATCAAAATATACCCCATACCCAAATGTATTTGCAAAGCCAACGGGGAAACAATTATAGGTGGTTGAATGAATCCAGTCACGCTTCAGAGGAAGCTGTTTAATCTGAGCAGATTTTTTGTTAGGGTTACCTACATAAGCATCTATGTTATACATGTCTTACCTCTATTCCATTGTTGAGCATTAGTTTAATACTTTGAAGGTGACTCTTTACATAGTCTTGTTCGACTTTGTCCATACCATCAACCATACCGTCTAACTCTTCTTTGCTGTATGTATCTTTTTGAACTAAATCATAATCAATAAATGTTCTTAAAAAATATCTATCCGCATTATACGTGTTGTTTACAGCGTGATAAAAAGGATCTAAGGATGGCATAACTACTATATCGCCAGGAGATGGCTTGAAAGAATAAATCTTGTTAGACACTGAATCATAAGCACAAATTTCTCCACCAGAATAATCATCATTAAGATATAGATTAATAGTAATTACATGGCGCTTAGATTTTTTATCGTTTGGCATCAAGAATTCATCAACATGATAGTCCATCAAGATACCAGTTGTTTCATTATTGCTTATTTTAGTATAATCATATTTAAAAAAATCTACGTACAGTAATGACTTTGGGTTTGTTAGTTGATCCCAGTCTTCTATAAAATCTGGCCATATGCCGTTAGTTCCTGAAAACTGATTAAAATAATCTTTTTGAATAAAATGAACAATATCCATAAATTCTTTTAAATAATTTTGTTCTATCAAAGCAAATGGATCTAAAATATCTTTAGAGTATAACGAGTCAGTCATTTCTGCCTCTTTACGCAATCCCTGCTCATACCATTTTCGCATAGGAGAAAACAAAGAGTTTGGGTTGTCCTGAGACAGTGTATTGATTAATCCTGAGCTGTCTTTAAATATTCCCCTGTATATAACAATTTGAGGGGCAACTACTATTTTTTCCACCACAATCTCCTACCTATAACTAATATTATTATACATCAATATTCCCCTACTGTCAAACCAATGATATAATCATTAATAGCATTTAGAATAGGGGCTAAGACATGTCTCCAAGAGACCATCTGTATGTAGAATTTGATAAAAAAGATAAACCTTATGATGGCTTTGTTGATTTTCATATCAATAAAAATATTATTCAATTAAAAGAATGGGCATTTGTATATAAAAATTTTTTAAATGCAAATATTTTCAATAAATATAATGACATTATCAATAATTTAAGTGAAAAAGATTGGAACGATCCTACTCCTCATGGTACTTATTGGGATGATAAAATAAGTCCAGATGTAATTGAATCTGATTTACATAAACCAATTCTTGATTTTTTATCACCCAATTTTTGGATCTTTCAAAACACTAGTTTTGTTAGATTAAAAGAAGGACAAAGATCGGATTTACAAGTTAGTGATAGCTTTTTTGCAGAAAATAGAAGAAGAATTATAGGACACTATAAGATTGGCTTATATTTTGGCAATTTTGAAGGTGGAGAAATATGTTTTCCAGATCAATCTTTAAGGTATAAGCCAGAACCAAATGATTTAGTGATATTTAAAATTCATCAAAATTATGATCACTACACTGATACCGTTTTAAAAGGAACAAGGTATGCGTATCAAGATATGGCTATATACAATCCTCATTATTTTATGCCTTAATTATTAATAACCAACATAATCTTTGTAGTTACATCATCGGCAAAGCCCAAAAGCCCCTTATGATTGTCTGCAATAAGTTGTTCTGCATCCTGACCAGTACGTTCTGCATACTCACGATAACCTTTTTCCATTGCATCAATAATAATTTTTCTAATCATAAAGCTTTTATCCATTTTTTTTCTCCTTATTCTTGAATTTATGAGTAGGCCAGTAGTAATTGCATCCGTCACAACATGGTTTGTTATACTCACTATTTACATATTCTGCAAACTCAAAATAATACTCTGGATCTTTAACGTATAAACGAGCTTTATGCGTAGCTGTAATACGTAGCATTTCGTCGGATGTAAACCACCGTGGCATTCCAGAGCCCCACGAATCGCCGTACTGAGCCTCTAATTCTTCTAGGTTACGCATGTTGTTTTCTGTTTTGATGCCACGAAATTTAGCTTCAAAAGCCATACTACGCACATATGTACGCAATGAAAACTCATGACCTTTCCACATCAGTACAGCGGGATGGTTACGCCATGCACCTGACGGGGTAGCATTAGAAAGAACCTTAAGAATCTGATAACCTTCTAAAATTTGTTTATTAAGCCTTTTATTATCTAAAGCTTTTGCAGACTCGATCAGATTATAGTGTGGTAAGAATGTTTGCATATCTCTATTCTACTTTGTTTGTTATAAAAAGTCAAGTGCCCCTCACTGGATTCGAACCAGTGCTGTATGGATTTTAAGTCCACCGCCTCTACCGCTGGGCTAGAAGGGCCTCTTATTAATTATTCTATTGTATTGTTTTGGTATTTGGCAAATCTATAAAATTATTAAGTATATCAAACCAAACGTCATAATATACCCACCACTTTAAATGATCAAGGTCGTAGTTATCTTTGTTTGCAAAAATATCATCATATTTTTTATCAAAAATATTCATAGGTTTTTTTAATCCTAGCTCTTTAGCTTTTGATGTTAAAAGATCACACCATTCTTCATATATATCAGATTGCTCTCCATTCCAAAACTTCCACATTCTTATTGGATATGCAAGAGTAATATCTGTTAAATTAAAATTAAATGTAATTTGATTTAAATAATTATCTACGGCTGGCTTTAAGCTTCTATTTTTTTTATAATCAAATATGTCAGAGTATCCCCACATAAATAACATTGACACCTTATCACTATTAAATTCTTTAAACTTTTCATTATCTAATTTAATGCTATATGCTTTGCTTGGCTTTGAATATATATTTAGCATTTTTGTTTGATTAGAAACAGATAAAAAAGCTTCTATTTCTCCATTTTCAATTAAATTATATCTATACTCATGATCATAATCATTTGCTACATTAAAAACTGCAAGACTAAGGGGACGCAAATGACAATCACCCATTAAAAACATTGTATCTTTCATAAAATCAAGTATATCATTTAAATAGTCTGTGCTCCATGTAAGACTCGAACTTACAACATCTAGATTCTAAGTCTAGCGCCTCTACCAATTGGACTAATGGAGCGTGTCCCCACTTGGTCTCGAACCAAGGACCCGCAGATTAAAAGTCTGCTGCTCTACCACTGAGCTATAGGGACGTGCTTCATATAGGATTTGAACCTATACTGATCGGGCTTTGAATCCGATGCCTCTTCCGTTGGGCTAATGAAGCTTTGCTTCTCCCGCTGGGTTCGAACCAACATTTCCAGGGCCAAAACCTGGCGTCCTACCGATTGGACGAAGGAGAATTAGTGTGACATGTAGGAATCGAACCTACGTACTTCGGACCACAACCGAATGCTCTACCATTGAGCTAATGTCACCGTGCACCACCTTGGAATCGAACCAAGCATGTCTAAGACGACGGATTTACAGTCCGCTGCTCCACCTTGAAGCGTGTGGTACTTCGTATCCTCAGCAGGATTCAAACCTGCGACCTTTTGGTTCGTAGCCAAACACTCTATTCGCTGAGCTATGAGGATCTAGCGGAAGGGAGGAGAATCGAACTCCTAAGGCTTTTACACTCGACTGTTTTCAAGACAGCTACCATCGCCAATTGGTTTGCCCTTCCTTCGTCCGAATAGAGAGAATCGAACTCCCAGTCTCCTGTACCCAAAACAGGCGTGATACCATTTCACTACATTCGGTTGGCGGAAGATATAGGATTCGAACCTATGGTACTTTCGTACGATCAGTTAGCAACCGATTGCTTTAGACCACTCAGCCAATCTTCCGTAGACACAGTAGGACTTGAACCTACAACTTCTTGCGTGTAAAGCAAGCACTCTTCCAATTGAGTTATGCGTCCTTAGTGCTAACGAATGGAATCGAACCATTAACCCTGTGTTCTTCAGACACATGCTCTTCCAATTGAGCTACGATAGCAAATAAAAAAATCCCGTCCTAGTCAAAGAACGGGATTTAATTAAAAGTGAATCCCGTTATATTTTAGGCACGAAAAATAAACGCAGTTGCGATTGATAAGACAAGCTATGCTGTATCATTTTTCGTCCCTTCATATAACGATAATTAATTATAACATACTTTTGTTTTGTATGTCAAGTAGTGATATCTGGAATTGAACCAGAAACCTCTTGTGTATCAGACAAGTGCTCTAACCAATTGAGCTATACCACTATGAGATATATCTTACTTCCAAGATGTCCAATGTGTGTGCACACAGTGATTGTATTAGTCTTAGAACCTACCACAACTTTACTGGAAGCTACCCAGTCCTCCATCAGATATATCTTCGAGCCTCGTGTCAGAGTTGAACTGACGACCCTCCGCTTACAAGGCGGATGCTCTGGCCACTGAGCTAACAAGGCGTGGCAGTGATTGGATTTGAACCAATGACCTTCAGTTTATGAGACTGACGAGCACTCCGAACTGCTCTACACTGCCATATAATTATACTACAAAAGGTAAAAAAACTATTGCATTCGCTTCAACTTAGGGAACCCCTGCAATAGTTTTTTAATTGTGAATAGGTGGATTGCCTTTTACCACCACGGATAAGTCAACAATACCATTGTATGTGATATACGCTTTCATCCGACTACCAGTTAGACCCGCTAAGATCAGGACGCTAATCCCCCAGTATGCTTTACTCTCCCCTTGCTGACAAAGAGATTCGTTCAGCCATATTCCAAGCCTACCGTCGTAGTCTTGTTTGCACCGCATCAAGGAATCGAACCTCGTCCAACGGGTTTGGAAGCCGTTGTGCTACCGTAACACTTATGCGATAAGAACCTAATCCACTAGTGATTAGGGT